AACATTTCCCTCAACCCCTTTTATTTATCTTTTATTAACATTATTATACTGCTACTTATATAATTATGCAATAGTTTTTTGAAAAAAATAAAAAAAAATCCCACATTTTTTATGTGGGACTGTATTCTCTATAATTCTAAGCTATCAAGTGTATCTATAAGTAAGTTCACATCATCTACTACCAGCATAAATTTTACATGAGCAGTATCATTATTTACTGTTAATGTACGTAGTGAGCAATCTACTTTATTATCCTTTAATATGGTCATTACCTTGATTAATTCATCCATTGTTAACTTATTCAATCTTTCATATACCTCATTTGCCATACTATCATCTCCTTATTGGTTTTTATATTCTCTTTCCACTAACCATAGTAAACAATAATTAGCTAAATCTAATATAGTATCATCAATCTTCTCGTCCTTTACTTTTTGCTCTGGAGCATTTGGATTACATAATGTCATTAATCTATTATATTTATCTGTAATTCTTACTAAGAATGATATATCACCGAATTTTTCATAAGTATCAGCAACGCTATTGCCATAATCATTATTTTTATTTTTATAAGTTTCAGCTAAATTATTTAGTAGATAGTCATATATAGTTTGTCTAGTTATTTTAGTTTGTTTTGCCCCCTTATCGGGTATAAATGGTTCTACCATGTCTTTATTCCATGCAAAAGAATTATTATTATCAGCTAAATATAAATCACCGTCCATATCTATATCTACTATGTTATCAATTTTACCTCTAAATTTTAGCATAGGTTCATTAACATTACATTCTCCATATTTTTCCCCTGCTTGTATACTCTCTCTTATTTTAACTGAATCACCTATTTTATATTCCATATTATTTTTCCTCCCTTAAATAGTTATCTAAGAACTGACATAAGTTTATTTTATTCCTATCAGTATAAACAATGCAGTCAAAACATAAGTGGCAAAACTCACATTGTCTATGCTCTTTTAACCTTTCAATATTGCAGGGCGCTAAGACCCTGCTTTCTATTTGTTCATTAGTGTAATAATATTCGTTCACTTATTTTTCCTCCTTATATGTTAAGTAACCACAACCTAATGCAGTTGCTACAATAATTCCTAAGCTAACAGGTAATGAAAATCCAGCTATAATAGTACAAGCAGTTATTCCTCCCATTGTTACTACGTCAGCAATAATTGTATTTTTACTCATTATCTGATCCTCCTTTACTTAATATATACTGCATATAAGCTAACCTACAGTCCGCAGTTTCATATTGTGTTAGGGGACAATCTTTACATCCCCTAGTTTTTCCGTCATACATACTATCACAAAATAATTTTACTCTATCTGTTAGGTCAGCTATTAATTCTCTATCACTTTTATTTTTTCTTCGGCTCATATAATCCACACCCTTTCAATTCTGGGCAGTACCCTAATTTTTTACATTGTGGAACTAATAATTCTTCATATCTTGGCTCAACTGCAATTACTTCTTTTATCATTTGTTGTGTTAAATAGTGTATCGGTAATTCAGCTCTATTACATAATCTTACATTTGCTAAATGTATAAGACCTTCTATGTTTACTGCAAAGCTACAAGCACTCGCTACTCCAATTGGTACAAAAGTTCTTGCTATCTCGTTTGCACGCTCTTTACTAATACCCTTTTGTCTCATCCTTTCGACTGTCAACTGATAACTAGTTGCAGCATATTCTTCACTCATATAATGGTCCCTAACTAGTAATGGGTCCTTTATTATGTCGGGTGCAGCATATACATCCATTTTACCTTTTGTAACGTATCTTAAACTTTGTACATTTTTTACTACGCCTACTTCATGTCTTACTAGTTGATCTATTGTGAAACGTGGTATTCTTTGTAAGTCAAATACAAAATATAAATGTCTACTGCCACTTAAATGCCCACTCTTTAAACAGTGTAATCCTACTTTTTCCGCTTGTTCTTTTGGTGTATCATAACATACACAAGCAAATTCACCATGTTTCTTTATAAATTGTGCTACCTCTTCTTTGTTAACTAAAGTTACTTTAAACTCTTTTTCACCAAACATTATCTAGTTACCTCCTCATATTCTTCTTTTGTTATATTTACAACCTCACCACATCTAACGCATCTAACAAAGTAGTGAGTTGGCATAATTAACATAAATACCGCTAATATAAAACATATTGGAGCAGCTATCCAACCAAGTATTGGAATCCACATCATACATCCACCTGTTAGTAAAAATATTAAACTATAACTACCTCTACCCATTTTACAATATTCCACATCACCATTACATTTTTTACATTTACGTCTTGTCATTTATTTCCCCTCCTTCAAACTCTTTTTAATATCTTTTTCCAGCTTGTTTAATGTATCTAATACTGTTCTTAGATCTTTTAATTCTGTCTCTAATATACCTAATCTTAAACAGTCAACTAATGCCTTCTCTAATGTCGGATAATATCTTTCTTTTGTTGTGTATGTGCCAACCTTAGTCTTATAAGTTTGAATTAATACATAATTTTTATCCTTGTCAGTAGTAATTTCAAATTCTTTATTTATTTTCATTACTATCATCTCCTTGTATATAGTATAGAAAAAATTACCATTTTGCTAACAATAACTTAAAATTTCTATTATTAAACTATAACAAGCTACTACACCTTCATATTTGCCTGTCTTTACTCCCTGATCATACTTTTGTACTAATCGTAGTGCAGTAAGTAATTTAGCAGGCTCTATACGGTTATAACGTAGTATATTATTACATATCCAACTATTAATACCAGTTATTTTAGCAATATCTTCTTCCCCTCTATATCCTTCTACTAATACACATTTATGGAGTTGAGAATATATGGCATATATAATACCCATTGCATTATTTTTATCCTCCAATAACTGGTCTAATAATCTAAATGTCAATTGTTCATCTTTTTTCATTATGGCATCTGCTAGTTGAAATACAGTCACTTCTTCTTTTGTTGGTATATACTCATCTACTATCTTTTTATTCAGTTCTTTTATTCCTGATCTCTTGAATATATCAAGATAATTATTTATTGTATTCAAATCATTATTACACGCCTCTATAAAATATTGTTTATTACTTACACTACAGTCCATATTGACCACATTTAATAGTTGTTTTGTTGTCATATGATTGAATTCTACTACACAATTATTTAATTCCTTTATAAATTTTTTACATTTACTCGGCGTTGTAACTTGTACTACTAATACTGCATTTCTAATTTTATTACTTATACTGCCCCACGTTTTTTCACTCTTAATAAAATCCATATCATCTCTAACTACATATACTGCAAATTTACCGCCTATTAGTTTACTTGTTATTTTGTTATATATGTCAGCCACTCTATCTATACGCACTACATTACCCATTTGTTTTAAGTATATATTTTGCAGCTCAATTTCTTCTCCAGTAAAAATATAAAAGGGAAGTAAATTACCTTCCCTTATTTGCCCCTGTAAGTCTAATAAACCTAACATAATTTTATTCCTCCCACTATTTGGATTAAATACCATATAGATAATGCTATTACTATAGCACTTATACCATCAATATCCCTATCGCCTATTGTTTGTGTTATCCAATCAATTACTATACTCATTGCAACTATTAAAACCATAAAATTAAACATATTATTTTCCTCCCTTTTGTTTTTTACGTTTTATCCCATGTTTCTTAATGTCCTGTTTTTCCTTTATGTTGTGTTGTTCCTTCATATATAGTATATTATTTAATGTAATTTTACTAAATTCATCTATAAATAATTTTTTATTTTTCTTGCTTATCTTGATCCCATTCTCATCTTCATTGATAGCACATACAGTTTCAAAGTGTCTTGCAGCAAACCCACGAACATATTTTTCTTCACTATACCAAGCAAAACAGTCCTTATAGGCCTCTGCAAATTGTTTAGCGAATTTCTTAATCTCTCTAGCATCATTTTTTAATGGTAACATATTATTTCCCCCTTAAAGTTCTAATATTTAGTACAAATATATCGAATATTAATGGTTTATTTGCTCCTCTTATTCTTAAGTCTCTTAAGGCTAAACTAGTATACTCTATCATTTTATAGTCTACATAACTACTATGTTTTTGCTCGTCTATTACCACTTGTTTAAACAGTTCTAAAAATAGTTCCACTGGGTAGCCATCATTCTCTTTAAATCCTATTGGATTACATATTTTAAAGGCATTACCTGTGCTAACTCTTAATATATTGTTGTATACCTTTAATGCATATTGATACATATTGATGAAATCCTTATCAACATATTCCAACATTTGGCCCGGTGTTGTGGCTACTTTACATAGTATATCTCTTGGCACTTCTCCTAAGTCGTATAAGTCAAATATATCGTTTAACTCATGAGCACTGTAATTATCCATTATTAGTAGTTTCGCTCTACTACGTATTGTTGCTAATAGGTTATCTACATTCCTTACTGCAATCATTATGTAACCCTTACTAGGTGGTTCCTCCACTAACTTTAGTAGGGCATTTTGTGCAGGAATGGATAGGTTATCACCTTTAATGTAAAATAATGTTGGTGTAGATATAGCAGTACAATCTTCTATTAATTGTCTAATACCTTCGATATTATTATCTACTAATACATAATTGTAATGATTATTATCAGCTATTATTTTACTCATTAAATGCTTCCCAGAACCCCTATCACCCCACAATATAAAAAAGTGAGGTATAGGTTGACCATTCAGCTTGGCTTGTAACTTAGCCTGACCTATTATTTTAGACATAAGAGTATCAACTCGCTTTCAACTAAATTTTTAGGATTCTGCTCATATTTTATCTTGTCTAATAAGTTATTGATCCCATCCAATATATCTACTAAGTCATACTTTGAAGTATTAGTTGCTATATGGATACATTGTCGCATTATATCAGTTGGTATCATTGTTAACTCTTTATTTCTTGTTATATTCAGCTTACATAAATCTAGTACAAACTTATTTAAGTCCTTTACAAATAGTTTTAAGTCTTTTCCGTCTCTATATATCTTGTCGATTATTTGTATCGGTTCATCTGGTTGTTTATTTATAATCCCTTGTACTATTCCTAATAGATGTTCATAATTAGTAATTCCTAAGCAATCTAATACTGCTTGTAGTGTTATCTCATTTGTATAACCTAGTACTGTATCTAGTTTCATTATGGCATCTCTCATTCCCCCGTCAGCTAATTTTGCTATATACTCTATTGCCTCTACGTTATATGTTAATATACCTTCCTTTTTTAAGATATACTCTAATCTTTGTACTATATCGAATTGTGGTATACGTTTAAAGTCAAAACGTTGTAGTCTACTTAATATAGTCGCTGGTATTTTATGTGGATCAGTTGTACATAGTATAAATATTACTCCCTTTGGTGGTTCTTCTAACACTTTTAATAGGGCATTGAATGCACCGAGACTCAACATATGAACTTCATCTATTATGTATACTTTGTATTTACTGTCTAAACTTTTCATTTTACAGTCATCAATTATACTACGTATATTATCAACACCATTATTACTAGCACCGTCTATTTCTATTGGTTTTCCTTTACCTTCATTTACGTCATTTGCAAATATCCTAGCACTAGTAGTTTTACCAGTTCCAGGGCTTCCGGCGAACAAATAAGCTTGTTTTATCTCTCCAGTTTCCAATTGGTTAGTTAATACCCTTTTTATATTATCTTGACACACCACGTCATTAAATGTTCTTGGTCTATATTTAGTTGCTAATGCTTCCATTATAATTCCTCCCTTAATTTTTCTATATAGTCTTTTAGATCCTGTAATGGTATTACTGCATATTCTTCCCCCACCTTCCCAAAGTCAAATACTAACGCACTATATGGTCTATGCATTGCTAATGATTGTTGTTGTAGTTTAGTTATCCATTCTTTCTTTATGGTAAATTGTGTTGCTGGTTGCATTTTAGTCTTACACTCCACTATATAAAATGTATCAACTAATACATCGCCCTTTTTCGTATGTCCCGCACCACTATTTGGTGTAACTTCTCCATCCAAGTAGTTTGCTACATATTGTTCTTGTTCATCACTCTTACTTCTTGTACTCATATAAAAACACCTCCTTAAATTAAAACCTCCTATATATAGTATAGGAGGTATCTCTTATTCGCTAACTTGTTCTTTAACTTTTTTAAAAAAATCCTTTACCACACGGGATACATATGCAGGTGATACACTGTACTGATATGCTATGTATGTACCTTTTATGCCGCACAGATAATCAGCTATTATAGCACGTTGTTTGTCATTCTTCACATTCTTTAGTTCTTCCCTAATAATTTCTTTTAACTCACGTACTAAAGCACTAAGCTCTACATCTTCCTTGCTCTCCAAATAATTTTCTAATGAGGTATATCTAATATGTCCATGATGCTTGAGTTGTATATATCCGTCTATAGATAATATCTTATATATATTCTGTTCTCCATCTGTGGTATATCTATTATGTTTATCCATTCTATTTCTATATTGTCGTAGTTCTCTTTTTATAGCTGGATAAGCAAATGTCGTGAATAATGTGCCATAGGATGGGTCATAATGGTCGACACACTTCATTATACACTGCCAAGCAACTTGGTACATCTCATCTCTATCATTGTATAATTTATATGGTTTTAATAGAGAATATACCATATTGTCTATGTACTGGGGTAATTCATTTATTGCCTCTTTATCTCCATTTTTATATCGCAGAACTATTTCCTGGCACTTATTCCCGTTATTACTCATCCAACATCACCCCATTTAGTCTAGTTAGTAATTCATGAACTACATATTCATGTTCATGTAGATAATTTAAAAATCTAGTCATACCTTGGAAGTTCAATTCATTGCCTTCCTTGTCTAATACTATATTACCTTGTTCATCTATTACTCTATACCAAGATCCTGCTTGTTGTACTATTTTATAATACATACATACATTAATCATATCATATAAGGTATCCACACCCTCTAAATATTTTAATGTGTAATAACCTAGTCGTCTATTTGGTTTACATACTTTAGTTTTAATTATTTCCATCCCAACTCTGTTGCCGGCTGGATTTTCTGCTCTACTACTAAGTTCCTTATTATTTTCATCTAATAATGTATCTTTTCTAAATCTAATCCTTAAACTGCAAGCGTGCTTAAATCCTTTTCCTCCAGGTGTGCTTATAGTACTATACATACTACTTAAATCTTCACGTATTTGATTAATTCCTATGAATGCACATTGATTAACTGTTAGGTGAGGTAAAATTTTACTACAAAACACAGTTAGAGGTTGTGATATACCGCCATAGGCTTTTTTCTCCATACTCTCGTCAAATATTTGTTGTGGCACCAAACAAGGTATACTATCTAATACACATAACCCCACATTCCCAGTACTAATTAATTCAATTATTATTTGTAGCACCTGTTCTGCAGTTTGTTCTTGTGGTCTTACTAATATCATCTTCTCTGTATCTACACCTAATAACTTAGCCCATTCAGTATCCAAAGTTTGTTCTGTATCTATATATAATACTAGTTTTTCACCTTTTTCCTGTACTTTATCTAATTCTGCGCTTAATTTTGTAATTTCCTTTTGTGCTTGTTTTGTATTAGTTTCCTGCAATAGTTCAAGCTGTTGTGTTAACTCACTAACTTTTTTATCGTAAACCTCATGGAATTTCTTTTGAGCATTACCACAAATATCAAGGGCGGAGGTTGTTTTTCCTCCCCCTTCACCCCCAAAGAACTCAGTTATTTTTCCAATGGGAACTCCACCATAAGTCATGTAGTTTGCCATTGGTGAACTAAATGGTATTTTATCAACTTCTATTATATCAGTTCCTTGTTGTATTATATCAGCACCAAATTTTTTATTTAGTGCGGCCATTTTTAGATCAATCTCCCTCATCAAATACATCTCCTTTATATAAATAAATTTCTAAATATTGCTTCTAGTACATCAACAACTATACTATTTCCTGCCATTTTATATTGTTGTGTATTACTTATACCTGCTTGTTGTATCTTATCTATGTCATCATCTTTTAGTCCCATAAGTCTAAAACATTCTCTAGGTGTTAATTTTCTTATTCTATAATCACAATATACAAAAGTATTTGAATTCCCTGCTCTTAATGTAGGAGTTACCTTTATACCTACTTGATTATCTTGCCATCCACTTTCACACTTACATTGATATATTTCTTTTTCACTTACTGCTATATCATATTTTTCTCTCTCAAAATTTTTTCTTACACTTGGTTTTATATTACTATCAACTAATATTTCAGGTTGTGTATTTTTATTCATTTGAAGATTTACATTATCAACAAAGTTTTCATTCGTATCATCTTCTAATATATCAGCTATACATTTATCTAATTTAATGGGTTCAGGAAATTTATAGGGTTTATGTTCACCTAATATACTAACAACAAATACTCTTTCTCTATTTTGTGGTACACCATAATCTTTAGCATTTAGAACTTGTGGATAATTCGTATATCCTAAACTTTTTAAATATCTTAACCACTCATAAAACTGTGGTCTAAATTTTTTACTAACTAGGTTTTTAACATTTTCCATCAATAAATATTTAGGCTTACAATATTCTATTATCTTTTCGCATTCATATAGTAATCCACTTCTAGTTTGACCTCTAACGAGTCCTGCTTGTTTCCCTGCAACTGATAAATCTTGACAAGGAAAAGAATATGTAAATAGATCATGTTCTGGAATATCTTTTACATCAATTTTACTAATATCACCTAAATTTAATGTTGATCCATGTATTGCCTCATACGCTTGTATTGCATACTTGTCTATTTCACTTATAGCTACTACCTCGTAGTCTATTCCTATATTCCTTAATGCTATTGATTGACTACCATATCCTGCAAAAGCCTCAAATACCTTAAGTTTACTCATCAAACCACTCCTTTATTTGTATTCTATATATAGTATAGAAAAAGTGGGTGATTTACTAACCACCCACTCTGTTTTATTTCCCTGTAGTACCATATGATCCGCGATCTTCATTGCCTAATATATCAACCTCATCTATATCTAATGGAGTACTCTTTTTAACACTTATTTGTACCAATCTATCGCCCTTCTTAAAGGCCCCATATCTAGTACTATAGAACATTGCTAACCATTCATCATTATCTCCACAGTACGTATCATCAACTAATCCCATACTATTAGTAAGTAATAATCCAGTATGTTTGAATGTGCTACTACGAGGTAATATATAACCCTCGTAGCCTTTTCCCATGTCCATAGAAAATCCTAAGTTAACTACTACTATATCTCCTGGAGAGAACCTTACTACATTACCAGTAGGCTCTACACCATTTACACTTGCTGTACGTACATAACAATCATACCAATTTCCATTATTACTTTGTGGTGCTTTTCCACCTTCAAATACTTTTACTTTTACCTTTTTATTTGCCATTAAAAATCCCTCCCATTGGATAACATATTATTTCTAGTAACATTAAATTCATTAAGTCTTAAGTTCATTAATTTTTTCAAACTACTGTGCAACATGTCAGCAATGTCTAATTTCTTTTCACATTGTTTGTATACTCTTATATAAATGTCTTCGATAAATTGTTCTTCCTCTACCATTAATTGAGCATCACTTGTTTTTGCTGCAACAGTACTTTCGTCACTGTGCATATATGCAGTGTTAAAACGTGTTTTCTTTTGTGTTTTAGCTGCATCCACCCTAACACCTAATACTTGCATTTTGTCTATTAATTCATACATTAAAACAGGTAATAAGGCTATATACTTTTCTAAGTCGTCATTACTTAGTGTAGAGGTATTTTGTAGTAATTCCTTAACATCGTATATGCAGTCGTCCAAGGTACCTGTATATTTTTCACTAATAGTTAATGCGGTATTAACTATATCATCACATTGTTTATTAAACTCTTTTATAATATCCAATTTACTCATCACTACAACACTCCTTTAATTGAGCCATTAAGAATAACCTACTGTCAAAGGTTTCTTTATTCAAAGTAAAATTAATCCTTTGGTACGTAACTGGTAATTTGGAAATAGCTACTATAATCTCACAATCATCTACAGTTAAACTTTGTTTATTATTTTGCATTGTTCTATTTATAGTACTCCATGGTATCATATATACTTGTTTATGCTCTCTGAACTCCACTACTACCATTGGATTACAACCTTGTACATGACTATAGAAGTCCAACTGTTCCTTTTGGTTATCTGTTATATTACTAAAATCAAACCTACTGCCCTTTACACTTTTTAGCTCAAATAAATACTGATATGGATATTTGTAGTAGATAAAATCACAGGGGTTTTTTACCCCTGCATATCCATTAGTGGTGTCGTATAATCTAACTAATTCTTTACCAACACCCTTTTTAAAATTATTTTCAAACTTCTTACCATAGTTCATTTGTATCCTCCTCAACATAGCGCCAGTGATAGCCACCAGCAGTTTTTCTTTTTCCTTTACAAACGGCACTAATACTGGATTGACTAATTCCAGTTTGTTTACCAGCTTTATTTATTGATTCGTACTGTGTGTTAGTTTCCACACATATAACTTTTATAGCTCTAGTAGATTTCAATAATCCCGTATCATATGCGTGTTTTACATTATAACTAGCAGTGCACCACTCCAAATTATATAAGGCGTTATTTTGTTTATTACCGTCAATATGGTTAACATAGGGTAAATTATCCGGGTTTGGAATAAAGGCTTCTGCTAGTAATTTATGTAAACATTTAGGCACTGCTTTTTCTCCATCAAACAACGTTACTTGATAATAACCTGTATTATTAATATGAGGACTAATATACTTAGGTGTAATATTTTTTAAAGATAATACATCACCTTTTGTATTTATAAAATACATAGGAAAATTATTTAGTTGTTTCCATGGTGTATTTTTAACTTTCATCTCGCATGCACACTCCTCGGTACTTACAATAGTTACATTTAGGTTCCTTTGGTGGCAACACGTCAAATTTAACACAGTCATTTACATATTGGATAGTGTCTTCTATACTCTCAATCATTTCTTGTGGCACTTCAAATAAATAACCTTTTTTGCTGCAATTGTCTCTATTTTCATAAATAAATATTACTTTTGGAACTCCTATACACATTGAGTAACAAGCTGCTTGTAATTTGTGTCCTTGGTGTGGCTCCTCGTGGGAGTTGTATTTGTGGGTACTTTCAGTTTTAATTTCTATTATATAGTACTCACCTTTATATTGCACTAATCCATCACACATAAAACGCATATTATATTTCTTACTAAATAACTTAGTTTCATTACCTTCCTGTGATACCACTTGGGGATCAGTAACTCCCTTACTATGTAAATAATCACCAACATTTATCCATTTGCAATGCCCGGTGTATTTTGCCATTTGTTGTATATAATCTTGTATTGTCTCATGTCTATCAGTCCCACTCTCACAGATGCCAACTAAATTTACACCACTACTTTGTTCATCTGGTTGTGCTCCTATCATTTGGTAATACAAACTTCTTTTACATCCAGCTATCCCACTAGGTTTATATGATCTAGTGGGTATATAATCACTCTCATTCTCCTTCTCTATTGTATATATTAAGTCATTTACAAATTGTTGAGCTATCTCATTACTCTTTTCAGCTCTAACCATTTTGGCTATTTTATTTAACTTCATATAAGAACCTCCTATTCTTCGTCGGCAGTTGCCAACATCATTATACTATCCTTAGTACATAGCTTAATAGTTTCATCTGTCCCAAATTCTATTGTCACTCCCGGTTCATCTACTGCACTAAATAAGTCCTTTAAATAACCCCCATTTACGCTTATCATAAATGGTTCCGGTAAATCTATCCCTTTAGTATATTCAACCACCTCTACGGACTTGCTAGAGGTTGCTATGGTCATATTACTGTCACTAAATACTAAGTCTATAATACCTCTATCATATGGACCCACAAATAAGTTCAATCTATCTAGTGCTTGTAAAACTTTCTTAACATCCACCTCGCAAGTATATGGATATTTACCATTCAATAATGGAACTACATTTGGATACTCAGCTGCCCCTTCCTGTAATGCTCCTGTAATAATTATGTTCTGTCCTATTGCTCTTAATAATGTACAATCCTTATTTACCGTAAATATTACCTTCTCTGTATCTATAGATTGTAATAAATTGGCTAAAGTTGGAGGTATTAATAATTCCATGTCATCCAGATACTCACCGTCCAACTCTGTACTATATACCTTTATGGCATCTGCAGTAATAAGTTGATTATCTCGTAGTAAGTAACTATATAATACACCATCATTAGATGATGTACTTTTGGCTTTTGCACCATCAACTATTGCATTACTCAAAGTTGTATATGTTATCATAAACTCTTTATCAGCATCTATATCCAAAGTTGGATATACTTCATCACTAACTATTTCTACTTTATATGTACCATTACCTTTTACCTCTAAATAATTGTCCATTAATTTAAGTCCTACTGTATCTTTAGTAGTTTTATTTATCAACTTACTAAATTGATCAGCTTTAACTATAACATTCATTTCATCCTCGCATTTTGTTGGATGATTAATTGTTATGAAGTTAACTCCATCTGTAGCTCTAAGAGATATACCCTCAACACTAAAATCTAATTCATAGTAATTAGTTATTTCTAATAATTTACTAGGTTTGCATCTACTCGCTGCACTTAACATATTCTTTAAAACACTTGTATCTAATTTCATTATAGAACATCTCCTTTATTTTTTTTCTTCCATACAATTATAGTATAGAAAAAACCCGGTATTTACTAACCGGGCTTTCAATATTTTTAAATTTCTATTCCTTCTCCATACCATCTGTATGTTACTTCAATGTCGGTTTTCATTGGTATTTCAAATATGCCATCTACTACGTGTACCATTATATGTTCTAATATGTCTCTTACTTCTTCGGCATTCTCTTTTGGGCAAACCCCCAACACTTCGTCATGGACAGGTATAATTAATTTATATCCCAACTCTTGTAATCGTTTATTATCATGTATTTGTATCATGGCAATCTTGGTCATATCAGCAGCACTTCCTTGAATAATACTATTAACACATTGTCTTTGAGCATCAGCTATATATCCACCGTTGTCTACTAATTTATATCCTTCATCCTTGGCCATTTGTTTAATCTTCTCTTTAGCCTCCTTACCAAACGCCTTTCTCATTAATTTAAGATATTTAAAATAAACTTCATCGCTCACCTCTGTAGTGGATCCACCGGTAAAATCTAATGGATTAAATGTATCAACTAAGTTAGGGTTCTCCACTGTTATTTCAATTGGGTCTAACTGCATATTTGGTAGTCTTCTTTTTCTACCCCATGCAGTCTCTACAAAACCGTAAGTTCTAGCGTTTTCTTGTGCAAAGTCAACAAAACCTTTTACATTTGGGAACTGATCATAAAAGTCATTAATAACTTGTTGTGCTTCCTCTTTACTAATATTCATTTGCTCAGCTATACTTGTTACGCCTCTACCATACATTATCCCTAATAATATAGGTTTAACACTACTTCTTCTATTTTTTCCTTCTGGATTAACTGTTCCATCCGGTCTAAACTCTTTACATTCTTCATATGGTTGATTGTACAATTTACTAGCTATGGTACTATATAAATCTTTACCATCTAAATATGCTTGTATCATATGTTTATCACCACTCATATGTGCAAGACATCGCGGCTCCTGCTGCGAAAAGTCTCCACCAATTATTACATTACCTTCACCAGCTATAAACATTTGTCTTATATCATGTCCAGCATCTATTACAGTGCCATCACTTAATTTCTTTGTTTTACTGGGTAAATTTTGCAAATTTGGATTACTACTACTAAATCTACCGGTCTTAGCGCCATACTGATTGAAGTTCGCGTGTAACTTACCAGTTCTTTTGCTTATATGGTCAGGAATGGCGTCAATATAGGTACTTAATAGTTTACTCATACCTCTATATTCTAATATACAACTCACTAATGGATGGTTTAATTGTTTTAGTTGTTCTTCACCAACACTTCGTTGTCCCTTTGGTGGGTCTAATTTTAAGACATCATAGAATAGTATTACTAGTTGTTGATTACTTCCTATGTTAATGTTTACTTCCCCTAACTCACTTATTTTACCATATTTATCCGGGTGTTTTACTCTTAAGTCATTGAATGCACCTTGTTCATCAAGTTGTACCACCTGTGTATTAAATTCATTAAGGGCATTATCCATATACGTAGTATATCGTTGTTTTAATTGTTGTGCTAAGTTTGTATCTATGTCTACTCCTTGTGCCTCCATATCGAATACTACTTCTATTAATGGCATTTCTATGTTTCTAAATACATCCGCCACCCTTTCGAGTCCTTTTTTATAGCAGTACTTCCCATCTCTATCCAAATATTCACGTTGGAAATCGTATAACTCGTATGTCATTATAGGGTCAAAGGCTGCATACATATATCCAACATCTGGAGGTATTTTGTTAAATTCTATACCATTAAATAACTCACCGAATTTCCCTACCTCTGCACTCTCACCTGTGCAATACTTTTGCCATAAGGCTTTTAGTCCGTGCGGTTCATTCTCATTAAGTAAATATCCTCCTATTAGTGTATCCCAGTATGGCACTATTTTAACTCCTATCATCCAATATAATATGTGCATATCATATTTACTATTTTGTAGGACATACTTAATATTTTCCCTATTACATACTTCAAAGAAGTTACGCATAAATTCTTTACTTACATTATTCTTTAATTCCATATTAGTCATATAACTTACGTGTCCTACTGGAATATATATTCCTTTTTCTCCCGGTGTATATAGACATATACCAGCTATTTTTCCATCTATTCTATCAAGTCCGTTTGTTTCGGTATCTACTGCCAATATACCATTATCTAATACTTTATCCAAATATTGATCAATACGTTCTTCTGAGGTTACTAATTCCATTCTATCTAATCTATCGCTAAATATTTTAGTGGACATCATCTTAGCATACTCCACTTTATCTTTCATTGTTTTTGGCACTACTGTTGTTACTGGTGCTCTTTTATTTTTCTTTTTATTCAACACTTCCAAGGCTTTTTTATTAGTCTCTTTATTGTTATTACAACGACTGAATGTATCTTTAAATAAGCTCATTATATCCCTCCTATAAAAATACCAGGTAATTTATACCTGGTATTTACTTGTTATTTATTTGTATTCTAAAATTCATCATCTACAACTCTACGTCTTCTACTTTCCCTTCTTGGTGCTTCTTCACGTCTAGTTGGAGCAGGCTCAACATCATTATGAGATTTATTTCCGCCCCAGTCATATATACCGTCCACTATATCTATCATGTCCGCTTTACTAACTTTTGTAATATAAGTTCCTTCTATATTAACTTTTTCAGGGAAGTCATCTAAACATTTACCATCTTTTTCTAATGCGAACATTTCATAAGTTGTATTAGTATCACCTTTTTTACCCTTACGTTCTATTTCTATTGGACGTTCTACCAAGCTGCCATATCTATTTAAGAAACTAACTATTTTTCCTACAAAGTTTTTACCTCTCTCCCAAATTTTAAGTTTGCCATCTGTCTCATCATATAATTGTAGGAATAGTTTTTCTTGTGTTCTATATCCAGCTTTACATAGTGGGCAATCATCTTTATGTATATGTCCATCCTCATCTACTGCATTACAACTTACATATTTTCTTACTTTCTTACCGTTGACCTCAATCTCTATTTGATGTACTAAGAAGAAATCCATATCTCCACCTTCTGGATCATCATACAACATTCTTACTTGAGCTATATCTCCATCATCTTTTAATGTGAAATATTCACTTGTACCCACATTTGTAAATTTACCTGCATCTTTAATATTTATTCTAGCCATTTAACATCACTCCTTATTTTTTATTAATTTATCTTACATATATAATATAGAAATATGTTACCATTTACTAACTAACTTTTCTATTTTTTATAATTTTTTCAAATAAAATAAGGTAGGGTGTTAACCTACCTTATTTGTATTAATCACATTTTATAATATAATTTATAAAACATTAACATTGACATTCTTAATTTTGTTATACTCTTAAACATTTGTTCATTCATATAATCATCTCCTTAATCACATTTTATATAATAACCTTTACCAAGTTTAATCCAATTGTCTACAGTGTGTCTACACACTCCCAATTTCTCTGCTGCTTCGGATTGACTCGCGTAATATTCTCCATTTATAACGCAAGGCTTATAACCCGGAGTTGATAGCCCTGTTTTAAACGCATGTATATTATTGTATGATTGAGTACACCATTCCAAATTCTCAATCCGATTATTTGCTTTATTCCCATCTATATGATTGATTATTGGTAATTTATTGGGATTAGGAATAAAAGCTTCTGCTACTAATCTATGCGCCTTATAATCTTTTCGCTTTCCTGTTACAGTATCTCTTATATAATAATGTACATAACCATTCTTATCCCTACGAATATTTAATAATCTAAATCTTCTAACAAGGGATATTACAAATCCCCTGTTAGATATAAAATACTTGTGATTAAATTCTAACCTATGATATTTTAATACCATATAATCACCTTCCTTAACTACAACGACTATATCCGCATTCAGGACAACTATTACATCCTCCTGTAAAGTTTAATTTGCCTCCACATTCAGGACAAGTACTAACTTTTGTTTCCGGTTCTTCTAATTTTTCAAGTTTCATTTCAGCATGATCTGTAATATATCTTTGGTTTAGTTCTAATAGTGCTTTACCTATAGCACTCGGACAACAATTACCAACACTTGTATCTTTTTTAGCATAAGTTCTAACAGTATAAGATGGACAAGCAGGTACACTTTTTAGTTGGTCAACTATCTCTTGAACTGTAGCACCTTTTTTCCCTGCTAATGATATTAATCTTGATAATCCTACCATAAAACTATTACATCCACCTGTACTACCTTTGTCTAAGAATATATGACATAATTGACCAGTTTGCTTATGGAAATATACTGACATCCATAAACTACCACATCCTGTAGTTAATTGAGTGCCATATGCCACACAGTTATCAATTGAAGTATCACTTAATGGTATGTGTATAGGGTCTTTCACTGGTTGTTCTTTTGGTTTATCTACCACTAATACACCTTCTTTTTTACATCCTGCTCTATAAATTGTTAACCCTTTGCATCCTTCTTCCCATGCGGCTTGATATAAATCTCTTATAGTTTCAACACTAGTATCATTAGTTACATTGACTGTACTACTTATACTAGCATCAATATATCTTTGCCATCTAGCTTGGATTGTAACTCTATCGAATGGATCTATATTTTGAGCAGTGGCTATATTATCCACTTTTCCTTCGTCTATTAAGTCCATATCAATCATCTTTTGTATTATTGGAGTATATACCTTGTAATATACATCTTCTCCGTGAAGTGATTCAGTTTTTCTTGTATAGTGTGTAGCAAATATTGGCTCTACACCTCCACTTACACCGAGCATAGTACTTATACTTCCAGTCGGTGCTATAGTGAATAATTGGCTATTTCTAAGTCCATATTGTTTTATCAATTCAATAGTATTACCTTCAATAACATTGTGGTTTCTTAATACTGTTATAAAATCACTTGATAACAATAATTTTGAATCACATTGTGGAAAACATTCTGTCTCATTAGCTAATATCGCACTCTCTTTAAGTCCTGTATTAACTAATGTACTACCAACTGTATGGATTAGATCCAAAGCACGTGCTGAGTCATATTGACAACTCATTTTTAATAACATATCAGCAAATCCCATTATACCAAGTCCTATTTGTCGCCAATCACGTACACTATTTCTTTGCTCTTCTAACGGGTGTAATTCTAATCCTTCATCTAATACATTGTTTAATGCTCTAATAGCTATTCTTACTGCACTTTTAAACTCTGGTATATTAAATGCTGCCTGTGGAGTAAATGGATTCTCTACGAATTCAGATAAATTTAATGCTCCTAATAAACAACTACCACCAGCTGGTAAAGGTTCTTCCAGTTTGTTATCGTAGAGGCTTTTTATCCTCTACCTCTTACAGTTTCCTGTAAGCTCGGCATATATTTTCACTCTTGCGAGTGTTGGGGGCTCGTGGAGGGATTATTGCTTTCATCTTAACGCTCACCCTCTATGCTCTACGGATAGTATTAGATATTACTACCCTCGGTATTACCATATCCTATTACAAGGACTTAGGCTCTCTTACCACCTTAGCCTTTCAGCTTGGTTGACCGATACACCCCAATTTTTTACTTGAGCCAACTAACCTCTAGCACAAGGGTTTACTCCTGCATATTCAAAGTTGTCAAAGTTATTTAATAAGTTATAACTTTTTATTGTATCCCAGTATAACATCCCCGGTTCAGCCCAGTCATAATTATTTTTAGCAATGTGGTCTAGTATATCGCCTCTATTTGCCATGTCCTCATCACTCATTTGTACTGAGATATTACATTTTTCTAGTTTGTTATCTAGTTTAGCATCGATAAAATCATGTACATCAGGGTGACTACTATCTATACTAATCATTAATGCTCCACGACGTCCATTCTGACCAATAACTCTTGCAGTTTGTTCTAAAACATCCATAAATGATACTGCGCCACTAGTTGTAAGGGCTGCATTGTGTACCGCTGCTCCTTTTGGTCTTAATGTACTAATATCAACACCACATCCCGTTTACACCCCTACTTTCGTAGTACTTTAACACATTTTATTTCAAATGTGGGACTAGACTATCTCTTCACCTTCAACTTCACTTGTTAAGGTGTCCTGCACTTCGAGTGGCAGCCTATCTTCCACCCTACTATTAGTCGTTACACTTTTCAATACTAACATTCCCGGTTTTATAAAAATGTCTTAAGCTCGATATACTAGAGCTATAATGTTTATTTGCATATTCAGCAGCTTCTTTTATACTGTTAAACTCACCTACAATTTTATCATCAACTTTTAGTTTGCACTTAATATCTGTAGTATGGTTCCCTTTTCTCCCTAAGTGTGTATATGAATATCTAGTATTGTAAGCGGCTGTGCACCATTCTAAATTAGTAAAATGATTATTTTTAATGTTCCCATCCATATGATTTACTACCTCATAATTATTAGGATTATTTAGAAATGCTTTAGCCACCAATTGATGGATTCTTCTAAAGTATCTACCTTATCATTTCTTAATCCTATGTATAAATAACCATCCTTATCCAATTTAGGTTTCATGATTCTTAAATTCTTTTTACCATATACTTTATATATAGTTCCATATTCATTTATTATGTAATTTGGGAATTCTTCAATTATTCTCCACATAATATCACCCCTATGTGGAAATGTTAGTATTAACTTAGCACGGTATTGTCCTCGACTTCACGTTAGGAGTTCCACCGTTAGCACGATTTCTCGTACACCCCTAGGCAATAGGGTTCACAGGATTATTTTCTATCTTATTTCTAAGATAGGGTGGCTAAACTTATTGTCTACCACCATAACTAAATGTACGAGCTAACTTCATAGCAGCAGTATATATACCTTCAATACTATCTTCTGGGGGTGCTACTACATAACAGTTACTATAAGTTACTCCTCTATCTGTAATACCTCTATTACTAAGTATTCTGCCACCAAATAAGAACTTCTTATCTACTATTAGTTGTGCCACTTGTTTATCTCCACCTGATACTCTATCTAGCCATTGGTCAAAACTTTCATCATTACGTTGATATTTTTTCTTCCAAATATCTTCTCCTAATTCACTTAATTTCCAATCTTTTAATTTCATACAACTACCTCCTTTATTCTATTAAAAAGTCTTACTATATATAGTATAGTAAGACCTCCCTATTTACTAACCTAATAAATAATTTAATTTCTTTTGTAATGCTCTTCTAATACCGACAACACCTGCAGTGCTAACTCCAATTTCTCTCGCCATATGAGATTGTTGTAAGTCACACATATGGTCTAGTGCTACCATGCAATATTGAAGTTGTTTTGGTGATAGATCTTCTTTATTAACTAAATCGGATAATTCAACTTTATCGTATTCATCTTCAATGCTTGTTTCTTCCCATCTATCCTCAGTTGTTTCAAAGCAACTCATTGGAGTACATTGATCACCATTGTTGGCTTTTCTCTTATTGCTTGAGTTACTTTGTGTTAGAGTTCTAAGAGCATTCTTAATATAAACACATATCATACTAGTTAATTTACCACTACTATTCTTTTCAGGATTATAATTTTCAAAACATTTCCAAATTTGTTCTAATATAATACTTGTAACTTCGTCAGTACTTACACCAACATATTTTTTACTTACTTGGTAAAATAAATTTTTATTCATTTCAAATACATATGCAATAACTTCATTATGTAATCCTGCTTGGTAATCTTTTAATAATTCCTCATCAGTGTGTTCCATTCCATATACTTTTACTACATCATTAAACATACATCATTCCCCCTGGTAACTTATATTTTTTTATCTTTTATTTATACTTATATTATATTGTTACTTATATAATTATGCAACTATTTTTTATAAGTTTATTGGTGAAATTTTTAATTTGCTAAATTCCGTGTCTAAATCGTTGATGTCTCTACTATCTAAGTAGTTTACTTTGCTCAATAACTTTGTCTTACCTAAATGATGTAATAATTTTCTACTTCCTTTTTTACCCGCCTCATCGGGGTCCAATGCTATTATATAATGTCTAATAGGTAACTTATTCAACATAGCATACTGATTCCCTCCTCCAGTACCAAATAAACATATTGCTGGGTGTCCTAACTTCCACAGTGTTAGCATATTAAAAGGTGATTCCACTATATATACTGGTTGTTTATATAGTTTTAATTTCATAACTTCACTTGCCCCTAATAGATAATCAGTTTTACTAACCCCACTTGGTATATAGTAGGTTTTCCCTATAATACTTCTACGTTGTATCCATTTTACCTCACCTTTTAAATTGGGAACTGGTATAGTTATGCAGTCATCTCTACGGTCATATCCAATATCAAACTGTTCAATAATGTCATCCGTTAAACCACGCGAATACATATAACCAACAGTGTATCTGTAACCTTGTAGCACCTCCTGTGGCACGTTTGGTAGGTCTTCTTGAGTAATTCTTCGTCTACTTAAATTTAGCTCCACCTTACGGGTTTTAACAGTTAGTCCTGTATTATACTGAGCTTTAATCCATTTATTCCCAAATATTCCACCATCGTTATATCCAAAACAAGAACTGATAAAACTGGTTAGTGAAGCAGTATATCCACAAGTAAAACAATGCACTGTCCCAGGTTCTATTAGTTTAGATCCCTGATACTTCGGTACAATAGAAACCCCACAAGAGGGCTTATGCTCATGTCCGTCTTTATGTACTGGACAAGTTATCATAATATTATCTCCTGTGGGTTTTATATCATTTAATAAAAATATGCCATTACTCATCAAACTACCTTTTAAATCAATTAATAATTGATGATACGTTGTATCAATTTCCATGCCATTTACATTAATCATTATCACACAACTCCCATCTACTATGGTTTTCTATCCACTCGTCTAAACATTCAGTACTACAAAAGTTTAATTCTTTGTAACTGCAATAATCTGGAAGTTCTAACACAATGTAATCATAGTCTAATCTTTCCTCACATTGTTCACACTTCATAATTATCCCTCCTGTACTTTATAAAGTAAATCAAACAATGGATCTAAATGTTCAAATAATAAATCCCCATTATCCACCGCTTTGTTTATAAGCCATTTTAATTCTTTTACTAAATCCTTTTCAATTTCCATTTCTCTTATTTTTTTACCTGTTAACATATAATCAACTCCTTTAAATATATTATATTTTATTATTTAAATTTACTAACTAACAAATTAAAAAAGAAAAACCCCTGACACTGTCCGCTCCAATGTCAGGGTAAAAAAAAGGGGAGTTATATTATGAGTAGAAGAATGTGCCTCCACATTTCCTCTACATATATAGTATAGAAAAAAATGCCAATTTACTAACTAAAAAACGTCAGTAACATCATTTATTTTATTTTTATTTTTCAAAGGTAGTTGTGGCTCAATGTCAGCTCCATCTTCCAGTTGTTCAGTCACAAATGAAAATATACCGTTATCTATATCCCACACATATAGTAGCTGCTTATTATTTTCGCCATATCTATTTTTAGTTATTTTAAGGCTCAACCCCGCTTTAGTTTGTACTAAAGAAATTACTCTACTACTATTTTGTGCAATGCCATCACTCTCTCCTATATCAGCAAGTTCGGGGTTTTCCGGCTTATCCATATCCGCCTTATTACGGTTGGCTTGGGCATCCACTATAATTGGAATGCTAAATTCTATACTAATATTAAATAAATCTTGAGCTATATGTGTGTACTGTGTTCTTGTTTGATCTCCCTTTCCACGTCGTTCATCTTCCATTAATGATATCTGGTCTATACCAACTATATCCGGTTTATACTCTTTTATAAGTGCTCTCAATTTAGATACAGTTAACATTTTACCTCCAAAGTCTACCGGAGTTACCACTATATATGGTGGTAATTCTTTATTAGTTTCTAGGTCGTTAATATATTGTTTATAGTCACCATCACCTATTGTACCTCTCATTAATTGAGAGTTAGTGTAGTTCATACCTAATGTATCATTTCTATATGCCACTTGTAATACCCCCATCTCACCACTATAATGGAGTACTTTTTTATATTGTTTGTTGGCTTCGGTTAAAAACTTTTGTAGCAACCAAGATTTACCTTGATTAACTCTACCAACTATAGTAACTAATTCTTCGCCAGGCAGCCATCCATTAAGTATCTTATCTAATTCAGGTAAGCCACTTCCAATTCCAAGCATACCACCTTTAGCACGTTTATTCTCTAGGTCCTTTATTTTCTCATCTACCATGTTGTTAATATTTACACCACCACTTTGTACCGTTTGATCTAGTAGACGTTGTGCTCTTGTTACTATGTGTTGTAAGCCATCAAAGGCGTTCTGTTCTAATATATCACCGCTAGATTGAAATAATGAAACCCCCTGATCAAATAAATAATTTTCCTTAAGGTTATATATAATATATTTTAATGGCTCTAATACTTCCACGACATCAAAGTCCGGAAATTTTCCCATGAATGTTTCCCAGTCAGGTACTTTTCCATAAGTTCTAAAATGGGTACTTATAAACTCAAATTCTTCTTGATAGTCCTTGAAGTACTCTTTTGTTATTCCTTGGCCTGTGTATTGATCCAAGTTATTATTATTTAATATATCATTTATGGCTTGCAATTGTACCATTATATTCTCACCCCTTTTGGTTTCCTTTGTGGCTTGTTAGTAAATTCAACTATTGTACTTGTATCTAATATTCTGCTTGCCAATCTACCCCCAATATTATCATCCAATTGTTCATCAATAACATTACTAGTAAATATATTAGCTTTGTTATTTACTATACGAGGATTGATTAAACTGAATAATATTTGATGGTCATATTCTTTTAATTTTGTAACTCCTATGTCATCCCATACTATAAGGTCTACGCTTGGGATTAATTTTTCCATTTCTTCTAGTCTTAAGTCAGGTCGTTTTATGGCATTTCTTTTAGCCATTAGAAATTCATCTACATTGATGAATAGACCTCTACAACGAGTGCCATTGCCATTCCAAATATTACTAAAATATTTACTCATTAACTTTATGGACCAAGTAGTTTTACCATTACCAAAGTAAGGACTGTATAAATATAGATTACATCCATCATGTACAAATTCATTAATATTATTCTTCACACCATTAAGATATTCATACTTTTTAAGGTCATCTCCAGCGCTCAACTTCAAGTCCTCCGGTTGCTGCTTATTTGGTGGTATATTTGCTAGATTAACTAAATAGTAATACTGAAAATATACACTACAACTACAATTGCAGTCCTTTGTATTATACATAGGACAGTTAGTCCTAAACCAACATCTATTTTTAATAAATTTAAAATCTTTTACATCATACATATGCAAAACCTCCCTTTACTTATAGTATAGTAAAAATTCTAATTTTACTAACAAAGAAAAAACCCCCGATACCAAAGGGGGGAGGTACCGGGGTAAAAAAATAAAATATTAAGGGGTTGTGTATGTAAGGGAGGGGTTATTTCCCTTACATATATAGTATAGAAAAAATCATTGTTTTACTAACTAATATTTAATTATTTTTTATATATTTCATTTACTAACCAATCTCTACCTTTTCCAGTCCAACGACGATTATAAATTATTCTACCATCTTTAAGTTCATTTTGTTTTATACTAACAAAACCGTTTTCACTAAATTTAGCAGCTAATACCCATGTTCCATTCATTTTATATTGTAGTTTCTTTGATTCTAAATCTTTATTTAAAGCAGTTGCAGATTTAAATCCTAACTCTTTTGCTATCTCAGTTGTAGTATATGTTTTAGAAGTATGCACAAGATTGTCATGTTTTTCTTCAATTAATTTCTTTTGTTCTTCTATTAATTGTTTTTCTTTATGTTCTTCTATCCATCTTGTAGCTCTTGCAACTGGGTCTTCTATCATATAACTATCCATTTTACTATATTTTAATTGTTGCTCCATGTCGTTAAATTTATTAACATATTTAGCAGTAAATAATATTCCTTTTTCTCCAGTCATTTTATTTGCTAATAATTCACATCCCATTTTAGTACATTCATAATACTTATTTTGTTTACCGCTTGCATCTTTATAAGTCCCTTCAATAAAATAATCACTCACACCCAATTGGGCTTCAGTAAGAGTTGGTATAATTCCAACATGAGATTTATCTCCTTCTAACATTCTTATTACTTTTGCATGAGATCTCCCCATCATCCCAGCTACTTCATAACTTGGTATAGTTTGTACTCCTGTTACTTGTAATTCCATCATATAAATCACTCCTCCAAATTTTATTTATCTTGTGTTACAAATATAGTATATAAATTTTCCAGTATTTACTAACTTTAAAATAATTTTTTTTGTCGGTCATTATCTCTTTGTAGCTCAGGTATGTTTTTTATTAGATATTCATATATTTGCCATAGTAATAAATTAGGTGTAGAGGTCATATAAAAATCTTTTTCTATATCCATATTTTCTATAACTTTTCTTATTTTATTTTTCATGTCTTTATTGTGAATATAAAACCCAACTTCCTTGGCGTAGTGTTCATCTTCATTCAGTATTTTTCCACATTGTCGTCCCCATGTACATATTCTAAAATCATAATCATTATCTGGATACTCTCTTGAACGTTTTTCATTACCTTCTACATATATTTTTTCAAATAATTCAAAATCTTCAAATTTATATTTTTTCTTTTTATTTAATCCATAGCTAGGTCGTTTATATATGTTAAAAGTTAATTTTATGTTTTTATATAGGTCTTTAAACCCATCAGCACTAATTAATTCACTATATATTAAATCAAATTCATACATATTTACAGTGTTATTAAATTGACTGCCAGGCAATATAAAAGCTATATAATCACCTTCATTTACACATTTTTTATAAAATTGCAATGCTAAATTATTCCTAAATCCAAAAGGTGGATTTCCTATAAATAATCTTCCTTTCTTGTATTTTAAATCTAACCCTAAAAAATCTTGTTGAATAATATTCTCTCCTTCTGGTTCTATGTCATACGCTATACAATTCTCTATTTGATTACTAAAACTTCCATTCCCCGCACTTGGCTCTATTATTTCAGTTATATTTTCCTTTCCTATTATTTCATATGTTTTGTCTATGCAATATTTTGCTAAATCTACTGGAGTATAATATTTATCTTTATCTATTTTAGCATTAAATTTATGTCCATTTACATCATAAAGTTCTCTTTGTTTTGGTTTATAATTCATAATTATCACCTCTTTAATTTTTTATATTATATAATATATATAAATACCAAATTTTACTAACTAAAATAAATAAAAAAATTCCAGTGGTTTACCATGCCACTGGAATATAAATATGGGGATTGTTAATAATTTCTTAGTTGGTTATATGAAGTTAATCACCTACTCTCTTATTATACACTATTGGGTCATATAAGAAAATAATAAAAATTAAAATAATAAAATAATTTAATAATAAGTTACATATATAGTATAGAAAAATTGATCAATTTACTAAGTAGAATATGAAACTTTTTTAACATCATTGGAATATGTCAGATATGCTACAAAGTTATAATCATCTACCTTTTGACTAATGTAATCATCTTTACCTTTTACAGTAAAAAATGTCTTAATATCTACTATATCTCCTAAATAATTCATCTTAAAACATACCCAAATAGGAAAACCTTGTCGTTTGCCATATTTAGCTAATTCCTCTTGTCGTTGTTTAGTTAGTTCTATATCATTCATAAGTATCACCTCTAAAAAAACATTTTCATTTCTTCTTTATCTAATTTCACTACATATATATTATCCTTAATAATAAACTTATTTCTAGTTCCTCCCTTTTTAATAGGATCTCTAAAATTGTTATTTTTAATATGTGTTCTAATACAACTATTAAAACTTTTTAACTGAGTAGCATTAAGTCTATAACAACTATGTTTTATACTATTAATAATATGTCTAATATCATTGCATAAATAATAGTTGTTTGGAGTTACAACTAAATAGTTATTAGTACTGATCATATAAAACCCTCCTTTTTAGTTGTGAGAATTATGCAACTTTGTTGCATAATAATGTCCCACCGACCGATTCTTTATTTATTTTCAGTCTAACTAATTTTATTATTTATATATAGTATAGGAAAAAACTCGATTTTACTAACTACAAATTTAAAAAATTTTTATTTTAAAAAAAAGGTTTTTTTATATAGTATAGAAAATTTGAGCGTTTTACTAACTTAAATATAAAAAAAAATAGAAGGATTAAATCCTTCTATTAGTTGTGTCATGTTTATAATCATTTTCAACTTGATAACTAGCACGATTACTACGTGGCATGGGTTGATTAACATAGTTTTCCATTTTAGAACTAAATAGAGTTTGTGGTCTAATATATATTTCCATATTAGTTCCACCCCACTCAGCTATTTTTACATCAATCACATATTTAAAATCTTCTAATGTATAACCTTCTTTTAGACGAGCAGAGATATATTTAACAGTATTTTTAGCATCATGTTTATATTTAGTTCCTGCTCTATTATTAAGATAGTCTATAATTTCTTCTATTAATTTAGTTTGTACAGTAGGTACTTTATTAACATTAAATCCAGGTAGAGCCATTATTTCACCCTCTTTACTCTTAAAGTTTTATATTGTTTCTCTCTATAAGCTGGAGCTATGTCGTCGGTACTTATTAGACCACCATACATTAATTCCTCTAATTTATCTTCATCTACAGTATAAGTTTTAATTAGACAGTCCATTATTTCAGGTTTTTCTTGTGCCATATTTAATAATATTTGGATAAGTGTATCATCATCTAATTCACTTTTAGTATTAGTAGTATAAGAAACTTTTATGCCATCATATTCTCCTTTAGTAATACCTTGTTCATCTAACATCATTTTAGTGCTCTTAATTAAGTCATTTTCAATCTCTTTATTCTTTTTATTGAGTTCTTTTATCTCAGCTAACTCACTTAATAAAACCCCTAAGTCCTTCATTTTTTAGCCTCCTTAAGTAATTAATCTATGAACCACATAAAACCTATTTTAGGTAGGTTCTATGAGGTTATATCCCTATATATAGTATATAATTTATTTATTATTTGCTAAGTTACCGTTGTATTTATCACTGACATTTTTCATAGTCCCTCTTTTATTAGTTTTCATGAACTCAGTAAATGTGTCAATGTCATGTGCTGCAAAATATTTAGCGTGTTGTTGACCTAATGTTATGTAGTTTGGTAATCTACGTTGTTCTACAGGTAACTGATCTTCGTACTCATACCATCTTAAAATAGTAGCTTTAGTTCTACCAATAATAGATCCTATCTCTGTTAAACTATAATACATATTTCCGTCTATTATTTTCATATTTATCCCTCCATTATATCTTTAAATAATTTTTTATTATCCACTACCTCACTTGATAGTGCTTGTTTACTTTTTACTATATTATGTATTCTCTCGTCTATGGTATCCTTGCACATAAGAGTAATAATATTAACTGTACCCTTTGTTCCTATTCTGTGGCACCTGTCCTCAGCTTGTTGTTTATCTGCACTAGTAAAAGGCTCATCTAAAAATATTACTGTATTAGCTTCATTAAGAGTAAAACCAGTACCTAGACACCCTATTGTACCTAATATAACATGGCAATTAGGGTTTTCCTTGAACTCCTTGAGTAATTTATCCTTGTCCTTCACTTGGGAGGTTATACAAGCTGGATTGTACTTTTGTAGTAGTTTGGATGCCGGTTCGATGACCTTTGCCCAGTTACTAAAAATAATAACTTTACCTCCATTGTTAACTACTTCCTCAACTAATTCTTCCATACGTTTATATTTGACATTGTTTACTTTATGTGTAGTCAGAATATCTGGATTACCCGTAACTTGTCTCAAACGTGTTAGAGCAGTTAATGGATTCGGTAATAGAAGTATTTTATCAATATTATCTTGTATAGTTTGTTCTACTTCTTTATATAACTTAGTTTGTATTTTATCCATTTCTAACAATTCATCAGTGTATATCTTAGGTGGTAAGTCTAATACATCCTCTTTTCTACGTCGTAGCATATATTTATCTAGTCTACCTTGTAATTCATCCAGATGTTTATAGCCAACAATCTGGTATCCTCCAAATCCACCCATAATACAGTAGTGATTCTTAAACTGAGTTAGACTGTGGTTCTCAACTTCTAACCATTTTAATACATTATATAAATCAATGGCCGCATTCATTATTGGTGTTCCTGTAAGCGCCAACTTATAATAAGAACAACAACAATGGATGGCCTTACCTTGGATGCTGGTAGAGTTTTTGCACTTGTGGATCTCATCTATAATGGTCATACCTATTACACCGCACGTACAAAGTATTTTAATATATTCCTGTATTTTAGTGTCACGTAGTGTTTCAATATTAGTAACCAGAAAAAATTCCTCATGTTTATTTTGTAGGTCTAATAACCTATCATGTACACTACCAATTTTACCATCCTTAAATCCTAATATATGTGCTTGTTCATTAGTATGTACTGATACTTCATTTACCCAGTTCCACTTCAATTCATTGACTCCACAAACTATAAGACAATGTTTCATTTGTCCTTTTTTACTTACTGCTATGTCCAAGGCTTGTTTAGTGTTATGCGTTAATATACAATTTTTTAATGCATATAAACTGTCGACTGCATCAACTTCAATACAAGCTCCGGGATAATATCCAATATATTCAATACTATTTATTATCCTTCTTGGATTAAATCGCTTAGGATTTAATCTTACTAATCGACGTTGCAATTTAAATGGTTGGATATCTTTTGGTAAATGAATTTGAGTAATTACGTGACATTCTTTACAAGGAATGGAAATTCCATTCTTTTTATATGTACCATGTTTCATTTTACGCCCACAAGTTCCACCGAGTTGTGTAATTAATGCAATAACATCATCTGCTAGTGTTTTCGATGTTGTATAATATTCAATAGTTGTGCCATTTTTACTAATATATCCGTCAGTATCTAATAAGCCCTGTAGCAATTCAATCCTATCCTGTATACCTGAATATTTATAGTCATTAGGTATAAATTTAGTATCAGAATGGGTGTGTAATAAATTGTAATATTTTAACCATTTCACCAAGTCACCATTTTTATACCCATAAGTATTAGGGGTAGAAGGATATTTCGTAAATACTCCATGATCTAATTGTTCATTTAAAATGTCAATCATGTCAGCATCATCTGTAGTTATACTTGGGGTTCTGTTTAAGTATCCATCCCCTAATAATACACCTAACACATAAGGGGGTATGTGTAGTTCTTTAGGTGGATAATATACTGGGTCTATCATAGGTATATAACATCTATTATGTTCAATAATATTCTGCAATGTCTTTGTATCAGCTACCCTATGATATTTACCATATCTATAACCATTTTTTAATCTGTCATCATTGTGAAGTTTATATCCCCATAAATGGTCTTGACAACACTCTACATACTCACCGGTATTAAATGTCACTTTAAACATCTTTAAGTTATTGTGAATATATTTATTTAAAATCTTTGTAGGTTTTCCATTACTGCCTACTACATAATCTCCTACATTTAAGTCATTCATTTGTTTATATCCATTAGGTGTCAGTACCAATGTATTTAGTGGTACAGCTTTACCAAGACCTTGTTCATCTGCGAGTAGAAATTTTGTGTGGTCTTTAGAATATAAAAAACTATCCATCTGATAACTATATGGCATGGTTTTACTTTCATACTCTGGTAGTGGTTTATCGTAGTTGTCCAGTAACTTTAGATAATTCTCAAATTCTTTGGGTATTTTACCGACTATATCAATATTACAATCTCTGCATTTATCTAATATAGTTTGGAATGCACCTTTTGGGAGTTCCCACATATTTTTATTCTTATGGTAATAACAGTTGAATGATCTAATTACATCTAAATACTCTAACTCATCACCGACTATTTTAATGAATAGTGAACTACCTCTAAACTTTATTCCTTTGTCTATTTTTAATTTCATGTTGCACCTCCTAATTAATGACCCCCTTTATTTATATTCTATATATATTATATAATTTCTTGTATAATTATTCAACTATTCTTCAATAAAAAAAATTCCCACATAATAAATGTGAGAATTTCTTATTCTATACGTATCTAACAAATTCTAGGTATTTTTTATTTACCCAATATCCGGCTTTGCCTTTACACCAAGTACCTCCATCAACTTCTTTTTCTTCTATTATGGTTATTGCTACACCTTTATTTATGACATCCACTACATCGTATTTTATACCAGGTCCTTTTCTACAATTAAGATCGTTAGTAGTGCAACGTGCTATATATTGTTTAAATTCTTTAGGTTTTTCTTCTTTATGTTCTTCTTCCTTTTTACCATTTACATAATTCTTAACATCTTTGATGAAGTGAGCAAATCCATCAACAGAGCAGCCATGACCCCAAAACGCAGTACCAGGACAAGTTTTAGCACTTCTACTAGAGTTATATTTTCCTAAGTATGTTCCACTAGCAGTAAACCAGCAATGTGGTCTTATATGAGTTGTATTTACAGGTATATCAAATCTTTTACACAATTCACCATAAAGATATATTACTGCTTTCTTTTGTGCAGCAGTCATTTTATCATGACCTTTGTCGAAACATCCGTATATTTCTATACATATAGCATTTGTGTTCCAACCCCTAATACCAATTGGAGTGGAATTTAAATTACGTCCTGTTGTTATTTTTCCATCTGGGAAAACATTGAAGTGTTGAGCAATATAATGACCATGTCCATCACTATAATGCCATGTTCTTTTTCCATAATCATCTAGTGATTGGGTTCTTCCAAAATGAGGCTCGGAAAAGACCTTTTTATCGGTCTTTTCCCATGTACTGTAGCTAGGCATATCCATATGGTGTACTTGTAATTTTGTTATTGTTCTACTTACCTTTTGTTTCGCTAACCAGTTTTTAACATCCTTTTGATTCTCTAAAAGTGTAAAACTATTTTTAGTCTTCATTATTATACCACCTCGTTTTAAATTATAAGTCATGCTAATACAAAGTATTAACATGACTTTATTTTTATAAACATATTTCTTACGCAATTGATTCAAATTGTGTAGTTCGTAATATTTTTAAATTGTGAACTTAATGATTTATCAAATAATTTACTATATAATTACCTATTAATGGTACACCAACTGCGTTTGGATGTATATCATCATCAGAATATAAAGATATATTTTTTCTACATATACCACATTCTCCATACACATCTATTACAGGTATAGAATACATATTTCCTAATTCTTTTAATGCTTTTTGAGCTACAGGAGTAGTTTTTATATATCTAGTATTATCAGATTGAATCGGAGTTATTAAATATATTTGTATTGTATTTTTTTTAGCTCGAATATATTCTATACAACTAGCTACATTACAATAAAAATCTACATTATATTTAGAATAATCAGAACCGCTTTCTACAGGAACGGTTGAAATACTTTCGTTAACTATGTTGTCACAATTATGACCAATCATAATAAAAACATAATCAACATTGGTTAAATCTGTAGGAGTAGTATAATTAGACGTTCCATCTCCTGTTAAAATACCTCGCATTCTTGATGAATCTCCACCACTAGATGCTTTATTTATTAATGTCATTCCTAATTTATCGCATACATATTTAGGATATGTTGGATTTCCTGATACAGAAATGCTATCACCTAACCATAATGCTGTTTTTCCTAAATATTTATTATCAGTGCTTCCTAACTGTAAAGAATTTAAAAAATCTTTTACAGTTGTAGCAGTACCGTCACCCATATAAACACATTCAGCTAATGTTACCAAAGCTGTATCTTTTAAAACTTTTTTATTTAATTCTGTGTTCATTAGTTACCACCTCCTGCATTATTTAATAATTTGGTTGAAATTTCTTGTATTTTAGATGTGTCCAATAATGTGTTATATACAGCCCAATTATAAAATTTTATTTTACCACTATCTGTACTATATCCATCACTTACACCTAGATATTCAGCAACTTTTCCCTTTACCATAATTACCTTAGAATCTTGTTCATTTAAAAGAGTGCCGTCTTTATAAATATAGTCTTTTTTATTTGTATCATCATGTTTAAATGTTAGTGTGCATAAACTTCCTATACAAGATTTTGTGTCACTTTGGACTTCATTAAAAGTGTCTTGGTAAGCACTAAAAATTATAACACCATGTTCATATGTACAAGAAGCAAAACCACCACTATCTTCAAGTGCAAATAGTGCTTCTTTACCTATATCGCTATCCATCATAACAGTTATAAAAAATGTAATATTATTATCATTAAAAACATTTTTAAATTGGTCACCACCTGAATCATGCGGTGAATATTGAGGGTCATTTAATATATTAGTATATGGGTTATTTCTAGTATAATATCCATCACCCATTGTCATATTATTTGGATATATGGTCATATCCCTACCATTACCACTAATATCTAATATTTTTGTATTATCATCATTTAAATGATTCATTCGATAATATCCTTGTAAATTTGTAGAATCAATATCACAATCTGAAGGCGCTACTATTCCTGTAGATACAGTTATATTATGAGTAGCGGTTTTATTATTGTCCTCTGTTGTAGCAGTTATTATTGAATTACCTTCAGTAACCCCTGATACTTCACATTTTAAACCTCTTGGAGTTAAATTAACATTATCATTATCTTTTGTCCAAGTAATATTTTTATTTGTTGCATTACTTGGAGTTATGTTTGCAGTTAATATAATAGATGTTGATGTACTCACTTCTGTATCTCCTGAAATTGATACACTTTGTACACTCACATTAGTGCAAGTAACATCGCAAGTAGCTTTTATTGTTCCATTTGTTGTATCATTACTTGTTGCAGTTATTACACAACTTCCAGCTTTAAGAGCAGTAACAGTTCCACCTTCAACTTTAGCATTATCATTACTACACGACCAAATTATAGTAGATGATGTCGCATTATCTGGTGTAATTGTAGGAATTAATGTTTCACTATCTCCAACATTTAAATTTAAAGTTGATTTATTTAAAGCAACTGCCGTAACTGGTATGTTTGCCGTAAATGTTTTCAATACAAAAATTTCTCCGTTTTGAACATCTCTTAAATTTAAAGACCCAGTTCCAATATTATCAATTTTTTTCGCAATATCTTTATATTGTGCAGCAACTTCATTTACTGCACCTTTAACATCTTTAGCAGTTGTAGTTAGTTCATCGGTACCTAAATCAGTTTTAATGCTATCTATGTCGGTTTTCATATTATTATTTTTTGTAGTTTGGCTTTCCCCTGTACTATCAATTACTAGGTCAGGAGAGGTATAAGGATAATATTTATTATCTTTACCTTTTCTAGTTTTTATATTTTTAGACATTTTTTATCACCTCATTTTTTAATTTTTTATTACGCAATTGATTCAAATTGTGTATACTAAAATACTATTGGCTCAAATCTTTTTAAGCCATTAATAACTTCATTTGCGATTAATTTTCCACCTTCTACATTAGGATGTATTAAATCAGCTATATAAGTAGTATGGTTTAGCGTGTTTATTCCACTATTCGCATTAATATCTATACATGGTATTCCATAGTAAGCACTTACTTCTTTCACTGCATTAGCAAAATCAGTCATACATAAATCTCTTATATAAAATTGTTTATCTTGATTTGTTGATTCTTCTTCTGTACGTCCTCCAACTGGTGTCATAGTTACAATTCTTGCATTAGGACATCTTATTTGAATTTTCTTAATCATTAACGCAAAAGCGGATTTAAACGATACACTTTCACTTAGACTGTCTGTTTTTAAATCTCCCATATTTATAACAGCATTGCTCCAGTCATTATGACCACCAAATATTAATATTACATCACTATCTGTAGGTATAGTTTCAATTCTTGTGTCACTACTCATATGGTTAGTAGACGAGTTAAATTGAGTTACAGTTGTTCCTCCTACTCCTCTATTATAAAATGAGCAATTAAAATATGAACTAACATAAGATTGCCATTTATTTTGCTCTGTTACACTATCGCCATACGCACATATCTTTTTGCCTTTATACCAACTTTCTGTTTTACTCATATCTTCTATTTTATCTTTTGGGATATATAATTTATCGTTTTCATATGGTTTACCTTGGTCTGTTATCCAATATGTTGCTAATGTTGCATCATCAGTTGTGACGAAGGTATATCTTATATATTTTATTTTGGTATCTGATTGTGGTAATGCTACTATACCTGCTGGAGTCTCTGAACTTTGAGGTGTTATTGATTTTAAGAAATTTTTACTCGCATCATAATAATATATATACCCATTTGTATTACAATATGTTGATTCACACCCATCTCTTAATTCTATATAATCAGTAGATGTTCGTGCTTTTCCTGGAACAGAATCAGGTAATCCATAAGAGGGATTTATTGCATATTCTTTTTGAAGGGTTACATTTTTTAATAAATTGTCTACTTTTGTGAAAAATGTACATTGTTCAGGAGTTATATTCTTAATTTTCCCCTGTACATTTTCAATAGTTTTTGATTTAGGTTGTGTCTTAAAATTATCATAAGTATCATGAAAATCACCAATATAAAATGTTTTAATAACTTTATCATAAGTAGCCCAACTTCCAATGACTACTTGGTCATATTTAGCATAGTTATCGGATGATACTAATGTTCCTGTTGCAGATAGTGTTAAATTATCCACTTCGCCAGTACTACATTTAAGAGACCAAAAGAATCCATTATTAACATCTGGAGAAGTCTCATCTTCAAATTCTATGAAACCTTTTATTTTGTTCGATTTAAGTTTTGCGTCAAGTGTAAAAGTTTTAGACTCATTTCCATTATGTCCAATTAACGTATCGAAATTTTTTCCTACATATTTTGAATCATCAATACAGTTATTTGAAATTGGCACATATTCTATATCTAATAATGTATTTAAATTACCACATTGAGTTCTTATGGCATCTCCTATATTTTTGTATATAGTGCCATTAGCACCTGTTCTTCCATCTATTAATTCAGCATCACCAGTAGTACTTCCTTCAGTTAGTGTAGTTAAATTATCTATTCTAGTTTTTTGAACTTGTATATCAGTTTTAACACTAGTATCATCATAATTTTCTAAACTAGATAATTTAGTTCGTTCTTCAGTTGTGATAGTTTTGTTCGCAATATCTTTACATTGTGCATTAATTTCATTAATGCCGCCTATTAATGTTTTATCCTGTGTATTTAATGTAGGATATTCATTGTCTTTTATGCCTTCCATAGATGTCTCATCTTCAACTAAATTTACTGCATTAGTTTTTAGAGTTTGAATATCAGCTTTTATTTTAGTGTCATCATAAGGTGTTGAACTATTTTTGGCTTCTTCTATTTTCTTTTCTAGTTCTTGTTTAGCACTTTTGCCAGTACCATCATAATCCACATCGGCTAAATCAACTAGCTTAAAGTCGCCATTATTCTTTTGAGTTAATTTACCTATTATCTCAATACCCATATTATTTACCTCCTTTATTTTATAGTTACATTAGTGTTACCTAAGTTAGCATTATCTGATTTATATATGTCGTATTTTTCTTTATACTTATCACTATTAGTAAAATCTATAGTTGCTACCTTGCTAAATCCTCCGTCAAAACCACCAACGTTGAAACTACAAGCACCTAATCTACTAGGGATGCAATAGAATATATATTCTCCAGCTCCTGCATTTACTGTTATAGTTCTATTTTTAGAATTGGATAATTGTTTTGTTAATCCACTAATTAGAGCTGCATCATAAGTTGATGTAGTAGATTTTCCATAGTAAACACCATTAGCAAATGTAATAGTAACACTCTTTGATTTTTGTGCATCGCTGTTAGAAGTTGCAGCTAAAGTGTAAGTAGTTGTTGCAGTAACTCCTGTAAATGTTTTCGTTCTTAATGTTTTGTCAACGGCTGCACTATTAATAGTTTGGCTTTTTATTTCACTGTGTGTATAGTTCCATGTTAATTTTGGACTAACAGTGCTACCCATTTGAGCTGTATTTGGTTCAACTGAAAGCGCTGAAATATTGAAAGGATTTTGAATATCCCATATTTTACTTTTTAGTTCAGATATATCAGCTTTTATTGCCGTATCATCATAGGCCTTACCAGTGCCGGCTTTTATATCCTTAGTGTTAGTTTCTAATGCTTCTTCCCATTTATTGAATAGTTCTGCAGTTATAACTTCACCATTGTTATGTATTTCTCTTACATAATTACCTTCACTATCGAAAGCATTTTTTATTTCTCCAGTAGCAGCTTTACTTAATCCTAATAACGCTTTTCCTGTAACTGCATCATCACTTACAAGTGGCTCACATACGTGTAACTGCTTAGTTACAATAGGCATGGAAATCATACTTGTTTTATCATCATCCAATAAGGATATTTGGAAATCATACTCACCTACTTCTATAGGGTCGTCTATAAGGTCATCTGTTATTTTTAATATAGCTTTTCCACCGTCTGTAGGTTGTATGGCAAATGTATATTTTATATCGGCATTCTTATACAATCTAACTTGAAAATATGCAGCTTGTGTTTGTGCTATTATATTATTTAAGTCGCTTTTGTCAAATTTGTATTTATTGTTAACTATTGTAAAATGTAGCTCTATATTTTTATCTAGTCTATAAAGATATATGTCCTCATCAAGTGTAGCACCATTTTTATTAATGGTCATAATACATTGTTTATAAATCATTTTATTTCACCTCCTTATGTTCTATACCATCTAATCCAGGGGTACTGTTATCATTCCATATTCCAAGGAATGCAGTAATTACCGCTACTACAGATACTGGATTATCTACAATATTTAATAATGCTTGACCTAATAATTGCCAGCTTGTTAGTTGATTAAAATCCACTCCACTCGCACTGAATATAAGTGCTATTACGGATAAATAAAAATATGGATTTTTAAGTTTTGGATGATTAAATAAAAATTGTTTCATATTAACACCTCCTAAAATAAAATAGTAGTTAATACTGTTAGCACAACACTGAACATAGCGAGCCCTAATGATGTCCATAATCCCTTGTTTGTTTTGTCCTTCTCCACTAAAGTGTTGCGTACATATTCTTCCAGTTTGCTATTTCTGTTTTCTAAACCTTTTATTACTCGTTCTTGCTCTCTAGTTTGTGCCTCAATTAAGTCCAATCTACTTGCTAGCCTCTGTTCATTAATATTGTCTAATTTTGTGTTAATTGTTGCCACATCTTCAATTAACTTTAGTAATAGTTCTTGCACCTTCTCATCACTCATACATTCACCTACTTTTTAGGCGGATTCTGGGCCTCCTCTAATTGCTTTTTAAGCTGTTCCACCTGTTGTTTATATATTTCACATTGTGCTTCCAACATCACCTTCTTTTCATTAGCATCTGCTAATTCTCTTTTGTATGTTGTGCATATTGTGTTTAACAAGTTTAATGCATCCATTGTATTACCTCCTATATATCATATTCACTTAAATATATTAGTTAAAAAAGGACTAGATTAAACTAGTCCTTTAAAATTTTATTCGGTATAAGTAACTTTCATTGATACACTACCACTACATACTGCATAATTACTAGAATTATAAGTAGATTGAATACCAAATCCTTTTACAGTTCCATTAGAAATTGCATTTAATATAGTACTATTAGTTATAGTTAATTTACCACTATCACCGACTGCAATATTAACACTACCACAATTAGACCCGAATGAAGGTTTTCCACTTGGCCTACTTGAGTAGTTATGAGTTTTAACTACAATCGGAACTGCTGCATGGATACCTCCGGAAATTCTCTTAATAGTAAGTTCAATTTTACTGATATTCTTATCCTTAAATTGATTAAATTGACTACCAAAGAACCAACATCCATTACAGTCTCCATAACCATAGTCACCTTGACGTGCCGTATTATCTTTCTTCCAGTTATTATATACGGAACTTCTATAAGTATCACCACTATTAGATTTTATTGTTATAGTCTTTCTAGTCGATGTAGAAGGAGCTTGGTTGCCGTCCGTAGTTTGGTTTCCCCCTTCGTATGTAGCCTTACTATGTGCTATTATTTGTCCAGGTAAACTTTGATTAGTATTTTCAGTAGTACCTCCACAATGAGATCCATTTGCTATAGTTATAAAAGCACCACTAGTAGTTTGAAATCCATATTGACTACATACACCACTAGAAGTAGCAACGTGTATTCTAGCGCCAGCACTTCCTCTAAATCCTATATCACAATTGACAAATTGCACTTCCTTATAGTAGCCAGTAGCAAAGGAATCGCCTACAATACCGACAGTCGCAGAATTTCCGTCACTAGCTTTATAATCACTACCATATATTTTTAAACTATATCCATTAATTGGTGAGTTTTCTTGTCCAACTAGGCTGGCAGTTCTACCCGCAACTGCACATCCTGTACTTGGATGTATTACACCAGTCCTAGCAGTTTCAAATTTCATATAACCTCCATATACATTCACCTTAGCAGAACTCATATAATTTCTAACCCATCCATATACGGTACTACCGTCTAAATATAAGTTAATTCTACCACTGGAGAAGAATCTAATGTCTATATTTTCATAAATATCTTCTTGTATCCATATATCAACTTTTTTTCCATTTAAGAACTTAGGTAGAGCCTCTAGTGCCCCGCTTACTGTAGCAAAGGATACTCCGTCATATAATTCATTATCATCACTACCACCACTATTAATTGATATTTGAATGTCATCTTCTAAAGTACCAGGATAACGACCACCATTAATTTTGTTGGCAGTTATAATATCCGCAGTAAGTTCACCCTCAACTGAGAAACTATCTCCTATAACTTCACTACCTTGTATTTGAGCCCCTGTTATATTACCGTTACTATCTACACTAAAAGTATCATTCTCATTTCTAAAAGTACTACCTATTATAGTAGCACCTGTAATAGTTTTACCGTCAATAGCACCGTCAACTATCATATCGCCACTTATTTTTACTTGCTTAGCTATAACCTCTAACATCTCATCTGTTAAGGTCATTGAACTTGAACTATTACCTCTAACCATCCAAGAAAATCTATCTGCTAATTGTTGGTATTTAGTTTCAGTGGCCTTAATTACAGAACTTTTAGTAATAGCTGCCACAGGTATAGTTTTATTTACTGTGGTTTTTCCTTCTATATTAATAGCGGCGTGTATTTCTCCTGCATTACCTGTTGTAGTCAAGAGAGTGATAGTTTTATAATCACTCTCTAGTTTTGCAGTACAGTTAGTAGTATCTGTTATAGTTACTTTGTATTGACCTTTACTTGGAGTTGTATTAACTGCGACTAATGGAGTAGTTCCATTATATATATCAATTCTAGTATTTTTACTAGTTTCCCCTACAACTGCCTTATTTATAGTTGTTGTAAATGTATTACTGTATATAGCAGTACTTGTGGTCGCTCTATTAACTTTTGATGTGAATGAATTACTAAATATTTCACTCATTAATAATCACCCCCTATTTACCACGTATTGTACCATTACTTACTGTTAATGTTATTTGTTTTGATGCACCTGAGTGAGAAGTGGCAGTAATTATTACCTCACCATTAGCACCTGCATAAGTACTACATAGTCCACTATGTACCCAAACTAGGTCTGAATTATTAGATGACCATGTTAATGATTTATTGATGCAATTATCGTTAAAAGTAGGTCGTACCATACAGTTATGTGAGTTATCATTCCAATCCATAGCTGTTAGCGTAAAATCACTAGAATTTAATACCACATTATCAGTACTTAGTGGATAATATTTTACCCAGTCTACATATTGAGTTATTTCAGTGGTATTACTATCAGGAGTACCTCCACTAGCACCAATTGCTTGATTAAGTAATATAAAGTGTGGTATATGGAATGCTCTATTATCAGTAGCACTTGTTCTTGATAATTCATGTCCGTCAATAGAGAAAATTAGACTACCATCTGTTTTCCACTCCATTGCAAATTCATGCCAGTCACCAGTTGGATAATTGTTATACCATACACGTCCGCTTTCTTCTTTTTCATTAAAGAATGTACCACAAGTTAATTTTCCGTTATAGAATTCCATTACGTCAAACTCACCACAATATGCCCACCATTCACCTAAAGTATCAGGATTACCATTTTCTTTATATCCAAATTCAAAACTATCTCCTAGAGTCCAAAATGCACCAAATGCTCCATTATAATTACAAGCTCTAACTCTAGCAACTATTTTACCATACATAAAAGCAAAATGTCCTTTGGAAATTATAGACGCAGAAGTCCAAGAACCGTCACTTGCTTTTTTACCTCTTAAGGCTAATATTCCGTCGTTAACTTCAGCATTTGTATTTGTATATTTTTGAGTTTCACCATTTCTTACATATCCTAATTCATATGACCATTTATTAGAATCTACTGTATTACTTGAAAAGTCATCTATAACGTAAGCACCATCACTATCTAATAATCCACCTGTACTTCCACCGGAAGAAGATTTTGTAAGTGTACCTGTTACTTGCGTATTATCACTTGTACCACATATTCTAATATATGAAGCACTTGCTGGGATATTAATTGTTGTTGATAATGAACCAACTGACCAGTCTGGTGTATTATTTTCTATAAATCCTCCTGAATCATTACCTAAATAAGTATCACTACTATTATAGAAACATACACAAACATAACTTACAGGATTTAAATCAAGCGTATATTTTCCGGATGGAGTTACTGCTATTTTATCAACTGTACTATAGTATTTTCCATCTGTAGTATCCGTAACTACACCGTTATCTAATTTTTTATATTGAGTGAAAGTTAATCCACTATTATCCACTAATGTAACTGTAAATATATTACTTGTCTTAGTTGTACCCTTAGCAGTTGTAACTCTTATAGCCATATTATATGTTCCCGCATTCGCTTTATCATCATGTAAAAACTTATGGTTATTCCCACTAGACGTAACTTCACTAGTTTTATCGTAGAATGTATGTCCACCATCCCATGATACCTCATGTTTTACTACTGCTATATTTGTAGTATATTCGATATAGAATGATGTTTTAGTGTTTTGTGTTATGTTTGATATATTACTTATAGTTAATGTTTCAGGTGGAGTACTTTGTTCGATAGCTTTAGCAGTTATTACTATATTTCCAGTAACTTCACTAATAGTTATAGTATCACCACTTACTACACTACTTGTTATATCTGTACCACCCATAGTAACTTTTATAGTTGATAGATTATATCCACTATCAGGAGTTATAGTAGCAACATACATCCTATTAGCTTTTATAGAGTTAAGAGTATTACTAGTAGTACAATTAGTTAAATTATTAGTTATTGTATAAGTAGTAGGAGTAGTTCCTCCACCACTCTCAGTATATACACATTTTAATTTACAATTATCATATGTTCCATTACTCCAACTACTAACGTTAAAAACGGCGCTAGTACTGTTAAATGAAGTAGCACTCGTATAAGTATCACCTCCATCCTTACTAATTAGTATATCTGAAATATTGGTAGCATCCGTTGTAAAATTGACTGTTAATGTATCTCCAGTTGTACTGGGATTACTTGAAACTGTTATACTTGCCATTTTATTACCTCCTTACTTAATCACACGTAGTTACTAAACACTCTTTACTAAGTATTATAGTGTAACCATCTAAATTTTGAATTGACTCTTTTATTTGGTTTAATCCATCTTTTGTTGCATATGTATCACTAACTGTCATTTTAAACCCATCCAATGATTGTTCTAATTTTGACTGCTTACTAGTTACATCTTTTACATTTGTTTCTAATTTCCCAATTGTAGTTGTATGTTTATCGACGGTATCTTTTGTACTGTTATATTCGTCTTTTAACTGTGTCACAGTTCCATCTGTCTTAGTAATAGTAGTGTTACTAATTAATTGACTGATTTGTCCTTGTGCCACACTAATATTAGTTGTATTAGTGGTCACTTGTTCTATTACGCTACTTAAGTCCCCATCTACAGTAATATCCTTAATTGTATCAACGGTTTTTTTAAGTTTATTGAATGATACGTCCAATGTTTGTTCGGTATCATCAAATTTAATATGACTGGCTTTTATGGTATTTGTGTTATTGTTTATACTACTGATAACACTACTAATATCCAATTTACTACCTGCAATATTGGCGTTATCAGCTACTTTAGCATCTACTATTAATCCATCCTTAATCGCATCACTTGATTGAATACCATTCTGATTAATAAGTTGCCCTTTACCGGTTTCATCATATAATACAAATGTAAAATTACCTTTAGCATCTTTTCCTATTTGAATACGTACATTGCCTTTGTCGTCTTTGAACTGTTGCAAGTTACCTTGTAATAACATACTTCCATCTTTTGATTGTATTTGCACATTATTTGTATTAAGAATACCTGTATTAATTTTATTGGCACTAACAGTATCAATCATAGCATCTTTTATTAATGCATTAGCTATAGTCACTTTATCACTTGTTAATACTAAAGAGTGGATATTATCCATAGTTAAGTTTCCACCTATTAGCGTTTGTATCTGTGCTACTGTAGCTTTTAAGTTAGTGATAGTCGCATTAATAGCATCTAAATCGCCAACTTTTAAGTTATCTATTTTAGCATTAACTGCCGTAAAATTTTTAGTAGTAAGATCTTTGAACTCACCGTAATCGGCTTTTATTTTCTGTGCTTCCAATTCTACTACTTTTAATTTTGGTACACTCTCTCCATCTAATAATAAATTACCTTCATCATCTATATATAGCCATGGAGCCTTTCCATCTTTTGTAAGTGTCTCCAACAGTTCTTGTAAATTTTGTGGAATTTTAGTATCAGGGTCAGTTTGTAATACTTTAGTTTCAGGGTCACCGCATAGATCAGTTATAGTTTGCTTAGCAGTTTGCAGGTTGTTAGTTGCATCTTGTAGTTCTGCACTCATTGTTTCAGTCATTTCTTCCGTGCTCAACGCTTGAGTTAATATACCAACAATTATATCCATAGCCTCGTTATAATCTTCACCGGCTTGTTGAATATCTCCTATTTTAGCATCTTGACATTCTTCATCTTCTATACTCTCAACTTGTACATCAATTCTATCTTGGTCATCTTCTACAGTGTCGGGTACTTCATAATACGTATCATCTTCTGTAGTATCGTCAGAAGTAGCTACAGTAGCTACTTCTGATTCCTCTGCAAATTCTTCCATATCATCATCTAGTGTTGGCCACACAATCATCTCACCGTCATCATCATATATGGGTCTATCAACATGCTCTTGTCCGTCACCAACCATATTAATCCCTCCTATCCTATCATAAATCTACCTACAAATAATATATTTTTACTTGCAAGTTCTTTTACTTTTACTTTTCTAAATACACCATTGGTTAAACCATTTGTGCACTCAAGTGCCACATAATCTCCGGCTTTGTCTTTTTCTATTACTATTGCAGTATGGGATATAGCCATAAATTCACCATTATTTTTACTGTCTGCATCCATAAATATAATATCACCAATCGCTAAATTCTTAAATGTTTCTAAATCTGCCACATCTACTACCCAATTCTTTTGCACAAAATATTTTCCTATGTTAGCTTCATTTCTAGTGCTTGGAATTGCCCAGCTAACATCACTATTTCTATTATTATTAGTTTTCTTTTCGTTGCCATATGGAGATTTTTCATAAGTCCATCCAGTTAAAACGTAGTTAAGAAAACAACTATCGTCTATTTGGTACTTATTATTCACCTTCCATTTACTGATATTTTCGGCTGGGTTTTTAAAGTCACAAGGAGTAGTGGCATTATACTTAAACTTACTATTATTATTGTAGTAACTGTTGGCAATTTTAACTAAATCTGCAGAATATTTGAATAGTGGTTGTGCGTAATTGCTGCCTTTTTTCTTAGCTCCGACACTTCCTAAATACGCTTTATCACTAATAGTAGTATCTGGATTATAATACACAGATATAATATAAGTAGTATTTTCCTTCGGTAATAGTACTCCGTTCTTACAGTCTACACCTTCTAAATATACACTGTCAGGTTGAATTAACTTGAATCCTTTTGCAGTAGTGAAAACAATACGTGCATAATAACTATCATTGTAGTTAGTGGATGAAGTTGCTGGCACCCTAAATTGTAGTTTTTTCAATGGTTTATTATAAGTATATACACGTTGACTATCTAACATCTTATTACTAGTTGCACTGTCGCTCTCCCATTCTGCTCCTTCTCCAAAGTATAATATCTTCTTCTTATATTCTTTGTAATAAGTCTGAGTAGATGCTTTGTCTTTCATTCTATATCCGTCAGTAGTTAAACTACTTAACCAATAGTGATTATCTGTTGTATCACACATATCCTTTGGTTTCTTTAGAAATATTACATATTTTGTCTTGTTACAGTAGTCTAACATCATAGTATTAAGTGAGTCTATAGCCTCATTCATTTGCTGATAATTACCAGATTGAGAACTTCTTAAGCGAGGTTCTTGACATACAAATATAGGTTTCTTTGGATACTTTTTCAATAGTGCTTTTATAAGTGATTGATAATCTTCCACAACATTATCCACATTATCCCCTAGTGCAGGAACTCCGAAAGCTAGCATTATATGACTTACAGTCTTAGGGTATGGCGTTTTGTCTGTAACACCATTTACAGTAATATTAGTAATAAGTTTTCCACCCTCTACAAAATCTTTAGGTGCTGCACTATTAAGTCCTTTAAATGTAACTTCATAAGTTGCCCCGTCATCATCGTCTACTATGTCTTTTGGTGGTGTTGGCTTAGTAGCTGATTGATTTTTAACTTTGGCTTCTTTATCAGCTCTTGCTAAGTCCCAAGGTCTAAGTATTATACCATGTGTATACCAGTGTGTCATACTACCTCTTGAACTATATGTTATACTCATATCTTCATATCTTATTGCTCTAGGCCACTTATGGCCCCCACTAGCATGCGCTATCATACGTTTACCATTAACTTTACCACAATATACAACAACGTGGTGAGTACCGGCTTTGGCATATTTACTATCTCCGCCTGGTTTTGATGCCCACGACACAGTAACATTTGAAGGTACAGTGGCATTACTTAGCATTATTAAGTCACCAGGTAATAATTCATTAATTGTTGTGCTTGTTAATTTCTTTAGTGTATATCCACTATATTTTGTAGCACTTCTTACAAGAGAACCATATGCACAGTTGGCTCCACCATATTTTGCAGTTACACTTCTAAGTCCTGCATATAGATAGGCACAACTACTAAGAGAAGAACACACATAACAGTATGGATTTTTAATACCATGTATAGTACCACTTACTCTATATCTTTTACTATCGTCGTATATACATGCTCCGCCATAATAAGTAGCTTTTTTATACTTTTGGTGTAGGTCACAAATTTCTCTAGCCTTATTGACTATTTTCTTTCTAACATTTTCAGCAACACCCTTTTTATTTGTAGTGTTACCTTCTATTTTCCATGTAGGAGCATTCTTAACACTTGCAGCTCTAGTCATAGATGACTCTGTTGATACGGCAGTAGCTTCCGCACTCTTATTTGATGTGCCTGGTTTTATTGCTCCATAACCTCTTTTTTGGCCTTTACTATCAATACAGTATGGTAATTGACCGTCTACTATCTTGTACCATCTAAGGTAACCTTCAATATTTTCTATAGTACCCCATCCAGTAACTTGTTTATATTTTTTTCTATAATTTTTCCACGGTGCCTGCATAGTGTCTATTACTTCCCAGTATTTCTTTTTAACTGCTGCGGATTGTTTATATAATAATGCACTTTTTCCGTTATTAGTTACAACTATATTTAGTTTGTATCTATCTTTTATATAGTGCATAACCACCCATTGAAAACCACCTACTCCAAAGTTATATCCTACTAATGAAGCAAATATATTAAAATGGTAGTCTTCCAATCTGGCTCTCATCTCATTACACCCAACCATTATTTGGTTGCATATAGCTTTATCTACTTTTACTCCATTTATTATTTTAGTTCCACACGATTTTGGTTTCATATTGGAATAACTCGGTGTAAAGTATTCAACTTTTCCGTCTAAATATTTAATTTTCATTTTCTTATTAAAATATGTACCACGTTCACATTGCATAAGACCATAACCACCTGTTGGGTCTTTTGTAGCATCATATGGGTTGGCACTAGACTCAGCATACATCATAGCATAAACTAGTTGTGGATCAAGTCCAAATTTTTTACTATAATATTCAACTGGTGCGTATATTTTCCAATGGTTAGATTTACTTCTCATATTTCTAACATCACTATATTTATCACTCCATTTACCTAGTCCAAATCCTGCATAATAATCTACGGCTGCTTTGTATTGTTTTGCAGTTTTACTACTATCTTCTTTTTTATCAGGTTGTGGTTGAGTAGTAGGTGTTTTACCTTTTATTTCTCCACATTTGTATTTTATACAGTCATGAATTCTACTATCTCCTAACCATAATCCATTGTCTATTTTCTTTATATTTATTGATCTATAATCTTCTGTGTCATCACTTATGTTGGTTGTATCATCACCAGGTTTTATAGGGTCTGGCACTACTTTGTCTGTATATTGTTTAATAAGTTTGTCTATTAATTTTTTATCCACGCCTAGTTGGTTAAGGTAATTTCTAATTGCAAGTAAGTCACTAGCTGTTAATTTACCGTGTTTTTTAATAATGTCTACTACGTCATTGACTATATCATCTTTATTTAATGACTTCATCTTACTACGTATTTGTTTATAATTTCCTAGAGTTACACTATTTTTAGAACGGTCAGTAAAACTAATTTCAAATTTTGTAATACGTGCTTCTAACTGAATTGGAGGATTAAATTTTCTACTTACAACGTAGTTAGTATCACCAACATCAATTTCCTCATAGTCACGTTCAGTCATATATACAGGAATTTCATAACTGAATTTAGTTTTGTTTAACTCTTTTAGTTTGGCATACCCTTCGTGTATTAATGTGTATATATCATCAGCATCACTTTTGTATTTCATTAATACATATTTCCCACCATTATTAAGCATTTCATGTGCCTTTTCATCAAATATATAATTTTGTCCTAGTGGTTTATTTGTTGGGTCTCCTTGTTCCTTTTCCCATTTTACATCACTAATAGTAAGTCCATTTTTACCTACTGGAATAATACCGCTACAAAAGTTTGTAATATCTCCGGTACGTTTCATTCCATAACTATTTCTATCACTCTCAAAACGTTTATATCTCTTAGTACCTCTCTCACCATTAGCAAAACAATCTACATAAAAGTCAAATTTACCTCTTTTTATGTCCACTGGCACTGTTCTAAATTGCCACTCACATTCGTATAAAATTGAAGTGGCGTTTTGTATAACTGAGTATACACTAGTAACCTCTGTAGCTTCTACCCTAAAGGCTTCCTCGTCTAATGATGGACTTACATACCCTACCTTGTAATTAGTATCCATTAATATAGTTTCCAATAGTTTTGTGGCTGTGCCGTCTGCAACGAATTTATCTACATAGCTATTATATAGTTCAATCCCTATAAACTCAGCATATACAGTAATAGTTACGTCGTCTATGTGCTCAATACTAGTAGTCTTTTTAATTTGCATAAGTTTAAACTTGTCCTGCCAGTAAAATCCAATATAGTTACCTTCTAAAAATATTGGTTGATCTTGATAACTTACTTTAAAAGAGGCTGTATAAGTTTCAGCCCCTGTTAAAAGTTCACTAGTATAAGTATCATCATAAACTTTAATATTATTTGTGTTTGTGGTATTTATAAGTTTTAGTAATTTTTTATTATTGTCGAAAATATATAAGTTTTTATTCATCCAAAATACCTCCTTACTCACTAGTTAAATTTAAATTTTGTGGCGGGGTACTTCTATCCTCGTCTACCACGCCTAACCATTTTTCCCTTACTAATACACCTAAACTAGCTGACTTATCATCACTGACTACTTGTAATGTAGTTTCCCCTTCGTCTACAGTAAAGTATATACTGCCTATGTCCACCAAATCATTTCTTAATTCGTTGTTTAAATAACAGTCACCATTCTCAAAATCCAAGTCTAATTTATCACCGCTCTCAAAGTATTTTACATTAACTTGCTCCTCACTTTCCGGGCTCAGGTCATATACTCTTATATCACTAATACCAACACCACAAGCATTTTCTAAACTGTCGGCCATTGTACCTATATATATTGCTAAGTAACTTAATGCATTAGTGGAAAACTCACTGCTACGTTTGTTATTAGCTGATATAGACTGAGTAAATTTCCCATCATCATTCTTTTGTATCTGTGCACTATATACATAGTTTTTACCGGTTTTCTTTCTAGTTAATGTAAAGTAAGCGTTGGCATCATTCCAGGTACCGTGTTTACCACTCATATAATGGTTAGTAACAATTTTACCATTATTATCAACTGTTTGATCAGTTTTTTCCTTTGGTTTATCATTACTTGTAATTAATATGGATTTTTTACTAACACTTACCTCTGCTTGGTTATATTCGAAGTAAGGGTTAATATCACCTAAATACAATCTAAATATTTGAGTACCATTAACATCAAAACCATACACCTCGGCTATTCCGGTTTTATGGTCTGCATATGCTGGGTCATCACTATAATCAACACTATTATCCATTGCTGCTGCGCCTTTAAGGTTATCTACATTTATATATCCATAATGGTTTTTGCCATTTTTATCCTTCCAAGGTTTATATATTCTATAGTATGTTATTGTTTGTGAAGCACTATTAGAATCCTTTGGTTTATATGTATAGGATCTTTGTATTATTCTAAGTTTTGTACCGTATGGTATAGTACATTCTACCTTACTGCCTGGGTTAGGTTTCGTATATACAACACCACTACCACCTGTTAGTGTCTTACTTGGTGTTAGCCACATATTAGCCACTGTGAATTCCTTAACAGTACTTTTAGAATTGTCCTTTACTTTCTTCTTTATATATTTTGCTGATACATAATATGTCTTAGTTTTGTATTTTATCTTTGCCCAGCCATTTTGAATTGTTACATCCGTTAATTTTGTTCCTTTAGGTATAATACCTTGGGATTTTCCTTTTGTGCTTGGTTGAGTTCTGTAATTAACCCCGTTGGCAGTTACTTCATAGTAAGTAACTTTGCCACCCTCTACTACAGTCTCTTTAACTTTTTCCTGCTCACTTAAAACATTGTTAGGGTCACCATTTTTACCACTTGACCTGCATTGCATTCTCACCATAACTTTAAAATCATCAATATTTTTACTTAATGCAATACGTGCGCAGGCGCCTTTTATTTTCTCAGTACTACTACCTAATTCACTAAGTATAAAACTTTCACCACCAGAAGATATAGTAAAAGAACCACCAGTTCCACGATCAGAATTAATATTTGCTCCACTTTGAATCAATGTACCTACACTGGTGCAAGGGTCATGTAATATTAATGTTTGCTCTTTCTTTGTGGTACTTAATTCCAAATGCGGATAATCTCCTACTAATATTTTTTCTCCAGTTTTATTATTTTGTAACTGAGCAAAATGTGCATCCGCACCAAATCCTATACTCACATATGGAAGAGTTGGTAATTCACCATTGTTTTCCACCACTACAGTCTGTTGGTTATCTTCTGCATTGTATGCCTGCACATTATCACTATAACTATAAGGTGTATGGCATATTAGTTCAATGTCAGCATAACCACTCATACTATTCTTTTTCTTTACTTTTAGTGCCCCTTTTAACATTCCGTAAATTGTAATATTCTCACAAAATTTTATCGGCACTTCTTGTTTTGTACTAAGAATATCATGTAAACATTGAACACGAGTTTTATACTCGTTCTCCGTAGCACCTATTATCGCAAGAGATATAGGAATAGAGATGGGGTCATATTTTGCCCCATCAAATATTTCCCCGTCCCTACTGGAAACACTAATAGTATCAATAGATTTTTCCGGTATATATGGTTTCTCTATACTAGTTACTATGGCTAAATCATTAATTTGTGTGCCATTAAAATTGAAATAATTATACATAATCCTTCTCACCTCTAAATCTTTCCTTTTGGTTATTGTAGTAATCATTTGTATCCTGTACGGACTTAGCAACCTTTTGACCTACTAATACTTTATCCATTACAATTGGTGTATTTGTATCTTCTAACGCTTTTTTATATTGTTTACCCATTTCTTTATAATCAAATTCTTGTTTACTGTCCTGCATTGCTTGTGCCATACCTTTTATGGCATAAAGTAAATTACTATCAACTGTGTTTTCACTATTTATATTAATACCTGCCGTGCTCATATTAACTTTACCTAGGAATTTATTTGTGTCTATAGTAGTCACTAAACTACTAGCATAATCTTTAATAGCTTTTATAGTTTTGCCTGCATTTGCCTCTATACCGACAGTTACACCGGCAGGAATCATTTTCCCTACCATATCCCTAAATACTGTTGAAGGTGAATGTATACCCAACGCACTCTTTGCGGCATTTAATGCCCTACCTGCTATATCTTTCATTGTACTAAATAATCTACCACATGCACCTGTAATACCTCTAATAATACCACTTATGATATCACTTCCTATACTTACCATTCGACTAGGTAAATTCCTAATACCATTAATAATATTATCTTTAAATCTTTGTGCAGCTTCTCTACCCTTTTGAGCAAAGCGTATGGCAAAAGCTATTACTTTTGCAATTGTTGTTAATAGAAAAGACCATACACGACCCGGTAATTGTTGTATAAACGTAACTACACTATGTAAGAATTTACTACCAGCTTGTTGTGCTTTACTTGCCATTTGTACTACCCAGTTACCAACTTTACTAATAGTAGTAGTTAACCAAGTCCATACTTTACCAGGCAATTGTTGGATAAATGTAATAGCATTTTGTACAAATTTTGAACCAGCTTCATATGCCTTTTGTGCCATTTGTGCTACCCATAGTACTGCATACGCTACTACATAACATAACCAGTACCAAATAGTTGCGGGTAAGTTACTAAACCAATTTCCTATATCACTTATCATTTGTGGAATAGTTTGAGTAAAGAAGTTTTGTAATGATTCTAAAGCATTACTGGCCATAGTTTTTATATTCTCCCATAAGTCAATCCAAAATTCTTTAAAACCGTCAATATTATTCCATGCCCATATAAAACCAGCTACAAGTGCTGCAATTGCTGCTACAACTAATACAATAGGGTTATCTAATAATACTCCCCAAAGACTTTGTAATGCAGGAATTACAGTGTCTGTTATTACTGGTACAATTGTATCTAATAGAATAGATTTAAAAATTAAGAAGGTTGTTCTTACTGTATTAAATGCAGCTTTTAATATTCCTATTGCTTGTTTCATTTTTAAAAATGTATCAATAGCTTTACCACCTATCCACAAAATCGGTCCAATGGCAGCTACCATTAAGGCGAATGAAACTATAATTTGTTTTACGGGTCCTGGTAAACTTTTTAGCCAACGTACTAATAATGTAAGTCCATTAACTATCTTTGTTAATACTCCAGTAGTATCACCTAAATCATATTGTAATCCTTCCCAGGCACTACTTAATTGTTTTAATGCCCCACTTAACGTACTACTCAATGTGTTAGCCATATCTTCTGCAGTCCCGTCACTGTTTTTAAGTTCATTAGTAAATTTATCAATATTGTCTGCTCCTGTGTTACATAGAATACCCATACCCTTAATACTGTCTGCAGTAAATGTTGTCATTAATGCAGCGGTTCTTTGTGCATCTCCCATACCTTCTGTCGCTTTGTCTACATCTCTTATTATGTCAGTCATACTTCTAAAGTTACCATTAGCGTCCTGTACTTGTACTTTTGTATTCCCTATGGCTATTGCTCCATTTTTCATCTTTTGAGTCATATCTCTTATGATTGCATTTAAGGCTGTACCACCTTCACTACCTTTAAGACCCGCATCTGCGAATCTACCTAATATAGCAGTAGTTTCTTCTAAACTCATACCTGCATTATGTGCATTAACCGCACAGTTTTTAAATGCCTCACCTAACATTTCTGTTGTTGTGTTTGAATTAGCTTGGGCATAAGATAGCACGTCTGCCATACGGCCTGCTTGGTCAGCCTCAAGTCCAAATGCAGTTAGATAATCAGTTACCAAGTCGGATGCTTGTGCTAAGTCCATACTAGAAGCTGCCGCTAAGTTTAATACCCCTGGTAATCCATCTGCTGATTGTTGTGCATCCCAGCCCGCAAGTGCCATATATCCTAGGGCATCTGCGCATTCTGAGGCACTAAAGACTGTGGACTCGCCAAATTTCTTAGCGGTATCCTCTAACATTTGAAAATCTTTTCCAGTGGCACCTGAAAGCGCCTTTACTTTTGCCATTGAATCTTGGAATTTCATTTGTGTTTTTACAACACTTGCTCCCAATGCTACAACTGGAGCAGTTACTCCAGCTGTAAGTGCTGCACCAACAGTTGACAAACTTTCCCCTGTAGCCTTTAACCCACTAAAACTGTTTTGAGTTTGTTGCACTTGTTCTACAGCTCTATTTAAGTTACTATTAAAATCACTCATTTCTAATTTTAGGTGAGCAACAATGCTCCCCAAATCTACACCAGCCATATTATTCACCACCTTTATATAATTAAAAAACAGTAGAACCTTCGTCCTACTGTTAATTTTATTACCCTAATAGTAAATCTAAACCCGGATTTTTAGTTTTACTTTCTTTAATATCTTCTATGAATGTTGGTTTTTTAGTTTTGCCATCTTTATCAGGTTGCATCATATTGTATAGATATGTTGCAGCTTCATCTATGCAATAACGACCATACACGTCATCTTCATCTATTCCTAATAGATCACTAGGTCTACATCCAAAAGTCTTAGCAGTAGAAATAACATTTAGTATCCTCCTACTTTTGAATAGAGGGTATAGCCGCATTCACATTTCCTTGTGCTTCACCCATTATTTGCATCTTTTGAGTATCTGTAATTACATCTTTAATTTCTTCATATGTTGGCTCTACTAGACTTTGTTCACATACTAAATCTATTATTTCCATTATATCTTTTATTTTATTTTCATCTTGTTCAAATAATTGCATTGCTTGTGCGTTGTCCTTTTGTTCAAATAGATCATTTACTGTACCTAAAAGATTATTTGGAAGTTTTCCACTCATCATAAGATTTAATAGACTTGCCGGTTTTATTCTTACTGCTATTTTTTCTCCTGGCTCAAATCCATCAATCTCTATTATTCTAGTCGCCTTTTTTCTAAACTCTCTTGCGCTTATTACTTTTAACTCACTCATTGTATTTCCCTCCTATATACTTTATATTATTGTGCAGGGTCTTCTGGTAAAGCATCCACAAATGTTATTTCTTTTATTGGTAGATTTGCTTTAGTATTTTCTCTAGCTTTTATTTCAAACTCTGGAGCAAAGAATCCATCTCCTACTGTCATTGTAGGGAATTTACCAGTACATTTATTCAATGTAACTTTTGCATAGTTAACAATTGAATCTCCAATGTAGTTAGCAACATATAAGTCCAGTCTAAATGGTTTTGCCACGTTCCCTTCACTCATCATTGGAGTTGATAACTTTTTAGTACCAGATACAGTCCCATCCTCTACTTTATATCCAGCAACCAGCCCCGCCATTGTATCATCAAATTGATTATCTGTTAGTTTTATATCGTATCCATAAATTAAATCTTCTGTTCTAACAACTGCTAATATACTAACATCATTTCTTAGTATATCTTCTTCACCTTCACTAAGTACTGGTTCTAATTCAGCCTTTTGTGCAGTTTTTATATGAGCCACAACTCCACTGTCTTTAGCTGCCCCTGTAGTTGGGTCAAGTTCAGTTATTACCGCCTTTTTAATATTATATAATATAGCCATATTACACTTACCTCCTATTCGTTATCATCATAATCATAATTAAAAATTACCGGTGTTCTACAAGTTATAGAACACACATAACATCTTAAATCTTGGTCATACATATCATCACTCATATCATGAGTAATTTCAATGCCAGCTAAATATAATGCTTTTCTAACCTTGTTTCTCAACGTATCTAGTTGTAGAGGACTGTGTGGAGTATAGATATATATAATCCAGTTATCCCATCCACAAAGAGTATTATCGAAACTTTGGTTAGCACTTGTTCTCATTATTATTGCAGTATCCTCTGTGATACGTGCAGGACGGTCATGTACTGGCACTGTTTTAATCACGTCTTTTATTACATTATATATATTAAGTCTCGCACTCATTTTTTAACCCTCCTTTAAAACAAGTTTTGTATCATACCTTTAAAGTTATCGACCTCACTGTTCCTTGCTTCCTCTAATATTTTGTATTTACCATCAAAGTCCTTTCTTGTTTCTAAGTAGTACCCATAGTCCACGCCATGTGCAATGCTAATATCTAAATCATTCTCAGTTACTTTATATTTACCTTTTAACTTATTCTGTGCTGATTTAGTTCTATTAGTCCAAGGGTGATTGGCTTTAGCATATGTTTGCATATTCTTACTAATAGTACTACCTACCACCTTTAACTCAGCCTGCATAGTTTTATTGAAAGTTTTTATTTTATCATTAAATTCTTTAGTATCAAATGTTATTGTATTCGCCATCTAAATCAACCCTTTCCAATGAAACTTGGTATAGTAGATTATAATGTACTACATCGCTTATTTCTATCACCTTGTAATAAGTATCTTCATAAACTATGAAGTCATCTTCCTGTAATGGAAAGTCTTTTGTATATGTAGCATACAGCGTAGCATATGAATAACCTTTTATAATACCTTGGTTATTATTAGTTATGCTCTTACTTCTGCTACTGGAACTATTATCTATTACACATTGTAAATCTTGTACATGAATCATCTCTTCCTTTAGTACTTTACATCCCATTGCATCCACTTCATATATATCCCTATATATTGGTACTGGATAGCCATAACTATTTATAGCACTCTGTACCTTCTTTATTGTAGCGGCCTGTATTGTTTGCCTATTGCTCATCTACTCTACGTGGCACCTTTCCTGTTATGGAGGTTGCTATGCCGCCTTTGAGTTCTCGATTATATTGGTCTAAGAACATCTTAGCCATGTTATTCCACATATCAGCACTATTTTTTATTTTAATAGCACCTATGGTAATCTCATCTGCACTGGCTTTAGCCAAACAACATATATAGGCTAATTGGTATATATTGTCATACATAATTGCCATGGCCTCTAGTTGTTCGTCTGTAAATGTAGGATACTGGTCTTCCATTATTAAGACTTTTAATTGCTCAATATTTACCATATAACCACCTCCTATAAAAAAATTGGTTAGGCTAAGCCGTGTTAGCCTCGCCTAACCTGTATATATAAGGGAATACAATGAGCTATTTAATTATTCGCCAATAGCACCTTTGCTAGCTACATCTATTACTGCACAATTGTCTATTGCTTCAAATGATGGAATCATTACACATGAAACAACAGTTACAACTTGTACTGGATGTTTTTCTTTGAAAGTAGTAACAGTAGTACCATAAGCAGCTTGTGCAACTTGTGCATCTGTTCCTGACATTAAGTCAGATGCTTCTGGAGTAGTACCATAAACAGTATTACCTAAGTTTCCACTTGGCATTAATACAACTTTATTATCTGGTATTAATACTTCTTGCTGTGTAGCACTTGCTAAACCTGTTCCATGATCTAATTTACCAAATTTTTTACTATATACATAAATTGATACACCAGTTACTTGTTCTATAAATGATTTCTTTTGTTGTTCACTTACAAAGTAATGCATTGTAGAATCATCTGGATACATCATTTTTTGAACTGTATCACAGTTAATCATATTTAGGAATGTATTTCTATTCATAACTGCTCTTGAAGGTCTTATACCTGTTTTAAGTTCCATATCATCACATATATCAATTAAGTCCCTAACTGGATCAGCAGTAGCTTTAGCAGCTGGTTGCCATTCAGCTCTAACAGCTTTGTATAAGTTTGTCATTCCATAATCATATACATAACGAGCTCTACCATCTGCACTAGCAACATTTATTTTACCAGTTGTCATTAATTGACATCTCATTATTTCAGCTTGAACTCTAGCACCTTCTATTAATCTAGCAGCTTCATCAAATATTTTTCTAATTAAAGGTAATGCAACTGTATTATCAGGATGAGCTAATAATAAGTTTAATTGTTGTCTATCTTTTTCACCTATTCTCATAGCTTCTCTAAAGAATGCCATTTCAGTAGCAACTGCCTCGAAGCCTTCTTTTTCTCTCATACGTGCTTTAACATCGTATTCAGATGGTTGTAATGCTACTGGAAGTCCATTAGCACCTTTTAACCAGCTTATATCAGTTCCCATACTAGTTCTTGAAGGGAATAAAGTTTCAGCGAAGTATGGTTCTTTGTTTATTGGGTTTTCTTTTACATATGCAGCTATTTCTTTTGCGTTTATATAATCAAATAAATTTACATTTGCCATTTACAATACACCTCCTAGTTATTTACCACGTGAATTAAATCACCAAAGTCTAAATTTTCTTTGTCGCCTATTAATCTATCTTTTCTTACAAATCCATGTACTAATACAGCTGCATTAACAAATGGGTCTGTAACTTTGTCATAGTCTGCTATGTCTATAGTATTGAATAATACTGCATTAGCTTTTGTTCCGCTAGTAGCCTCTGCAGAATAAGTTGGTTTTGTAACAACACCGTCAGCATCCATATGTACTAAAGTACCTCTGGCAATAACTTTACCACTTTTTTCTCCATAAGTAGCTTCATCTGTAGTAGCTAACTTAGCTAATTCTTCAAAAGCAATTTTACCAGGTAAATTTACATAGTGGTCTGGGAATGCTAAGAATTGTCTTTCTGGTGGTAATATTTTTTTAGTTCTTAATTTTGGCATAAATGCCACCTCCTAATTTATTATTTATCATTGTTACCAAAGAAATAATTACTATCAACTTGTTGTGCTTGTTCACTACATTGTTTTCCTAATAGTGAACCAAAGTCGCCTTCGTGTGTAGTTTTACTACCAAAGGCATTTAGATTACTTGGTTTTCCAGGAGAACCAAGATTTAAAAAACCCTTGTTAGGTTGTGATTGTGATTCTACATTATCGAATAGGTAGGCCTTGTCCTTTTGTAATGTAGCTAACTGGTCTGTTAATCCATCAACAGTACCATCATCTTTTAATACGACTTTTTCCATATCTAAGAATTTCAATAAGTCGTTTACATCTTTAGGTTTAGCATCTGCTAACTCCTTATTTATGGCATTTGTTAATTTATCTTTTTTAGCCTTCGCCTCCATGCCGGCAATTTTTTCTTGTAAGGCTTTAACTTGTTCATCTGCTCCTGTAGTGTCTTTTACTTGCTTTTGTAAGGTATCTATTTCCTCGTTAGCCTCTGCTAACTCCGCTATCTTAGAATCTAAACGGTTTTTAGGTACATATCTATTATCCTTACCATCATCTATTAATACTTTACATCCTTGTTCTTCTAAGGCTTTTGTTATAGCTAACTCTACTTCAGCAGCATTATCAAGTCCAGCTAAAAATTCTCTTAATTTTCTTTTCGCCATATTTACCTCCAGTTTAACGTCCATCGACGATTATATCATTGTTTTGAGAAAACAAAGAAAACATCATTAATACGAGGTTTTAATGGGTAACCAAGAACCTTTGTCATATCTATATATTAATTTTATGGACAAAATATTAACTAAAAATGGACAATAAAAAACACCCAACTGTTAAGTTGAGTGTTTAATAAGTTATTTAGTTTCTTCCTCTGGAGGATACTTCTCATCAAATTCCTCTGGTGTTAGTGTTAAATCGGGATTATCTAGTAATACCTGGTGCATCATTACCCCTATACCGTCTATAACATTCTCAAAGTCATCATAACTTAGTCCTAATACTTGTAAATCTATTCCACGCTCAAACATCATTGCGTGAGCTAGTTCGTGGTAAAAGGTTTGTATTAAACTTTGGTCATCTTGTAGTGATGGATCTAATTGTATCTCGTGAGTATACTTATCACATAATCCCAAACACTGTCTACCATTTAGTATTATTGGTTTATCAACTAATTCCACTTTATAGTACACACTTCCAACTCTTACTTCTTCAGGTATTACCATATAAATCCCTCCCTATTTATAAAATATTTCTCCATAAGTTTTATTGCTAGTTATGCATCTATCTATTATGTCTATTATCTCTTGCTCAGTAAGTCCTTCTACATCCATTAATGGAAAGTATTGTTCAAATTTGTCTAAGTAGTTTTGTAATTTTTCTCTCATATTATCAACTCCTTATATATAGTATAGAAAAACTTATCTATTTACTAACTAATAATTAACTATTTTCATTTTCATATATAGTATCCATTAAACCACTATTTGGTTCTCCATTAGCCCACGCTTTCATATCTTTAGCAATATCTTCTGGTGTTGCTTCTTTACCATTAATCATCCATACAGGCTCTAGCCAACACGCTCCATTTGGGTGATCAAGTGGTATTTCGTCCTTGCCTACTATAAATATATGTCCATCTCTCTCATTGCACAAATCACAAGTTCTACCTGCTTCGTGGTTGCTATGCCACTTTACTCCCCCCATATAAGGATTAACGCTTTTAGTATTTATTACAGCTATTTGTGCTTGATGTGTTATTGTAGTTCGTGCTAATCGTAGTGACTCATAGTCTAATCCACCACTATATTTTCTTGCATATCCACTACCTAGTTTTTCTCTTATTTTATTTTTACTCCATGTATGATGGCCACCCATAGCAAATTGTTTTAAGTTCTCAGCCATCTCAGCAGCTCCCATACCTTCGGCAATGCAGGAAGTAATTGCTAAATTAAGTTTATCTTTTGAGCATTTAGTTGCATCCCATAACATTTCATCTAATCCACGACCATTATAATATATGTTTCCCTTTATCATTTGTTCTACTAATTCTTTATTAGTAATATCCACTAAAACTTGTAATTTATGTTTACCCTCTACTATTTTAGTTTGGTTTTCTAAAACTTCTTGTAATAAGTCTGCCATTGACTCCTTCTGTATATTTAGTATAGCTTCGGTTTCATCTATTATCCCTTGTTTTATTAATGGATAAAGCTCATCATATATTTGAGTTTGATATGCTCTTAATAATCTTTGTCTATATTTATTGTCTGTACATTTTTCTAATTTCTTCTCAAGGTCCTTAAATGCCTTAAGGTATATTTTTCCAATTTGTTCTTCTTGCTCTCTTGTCAGTTTCTTAGGTAGTTGTCTTACTAAGTTCTGTATATCTTTAGCATATTGTTCATAACTTGTTTTACTCAATATATCACCTCCAATGTAATTATTAAATTGAAGCTATAATACGTTGTGCTAATGGTCTTAATCTCTCATACCAACCAACACGCTCTGCATCTTTTATTTGTGTACCATACATTTCAATATATAATTGTGTTACCTTTTGTGCCATATTTTCAAGTTCTTTGTTAGTTAATCGCTTTTTAGGTTCATTACCATGTTGATATGCTATTAAATTATTTTCCTTATAATAATGTAAAATATAGTCCTGTTCTGTCATAGGTTTTAATAATTCCCAATTTTCCCATTGTAGATCATCGATCCATGGTATCGCATATACATCCCCATCAAATACATCTTGCTTGTTGTATTGTGGTTTATGTTTATTAATTAAATATCGTTCAGCAACCATTTGGTTGGCTTTATTATTAATTCTCACACATTTAATAGCAGCAACTTTATCATAACATTCCTGTACTAAATGTCCATCTTTCGTAAAATGTTCACGAGTTAATCTTGTTAATAATCTATTTGTTTTTCCAACATATATTATAGTTCCATATTTATCATAAAATAAATATAACCAAGAACCACTATATTTATTTTTCATATCTTCCTTATATTGTTTATAGGCTTCCTTAGCCTCATTCATAGCTAAATTATGTTTTAAGTTCCAATTCTTCACTGTCTTATAATATTCGTAGTTTATATATTCTTCTGCATGCTCTTGTATTTCTTCTTCAGATAAAGTTGTAAAGTCCCCATATATTTCATTGAAAGTTATTTTCATATATAAAACCCCCCATAATAATTATATCTCTTTTAATATAATTATATTATATGGGAGGTTATTATGCAACAACTATTTTATATATCCTTTATATTTTTCTTTTAATTCTTTACCTCTCTCAGCTATATCTCGTCTAAGCTCTGTTATTGTGTCCATATAATCTTTTTCCTTCTTATTTACTCTATCTTGTATCTCTTGTGGTACAAATCCACGTATTTTAATTTGTTCATTTACATCATATCTATTCTTATATTGGATCTTTGTAAAAGTTTCTAAGAGATCTTGTAGTTGTGCCATCTCTCTACGTAGTTGATTATCAGTTACTACAGTTACATACTGTTTACCACATCTACATTCAAACCCTCTAATAATTATACATCCTTTTAGTAGCATTAATTCTTTTTCTCTTGGGTAAAACTCTCTACCACATTTATCACATTTAGCTTTAAATTTTAATTGTTTTTCCCCTTTACGTCCTTTAGTCCATCCACCTTGTTTACTCATATCAATCAACCTCCCAAATTTTTTATTCTATATATAGTATAGAAAATTATTCAGTTTTGCTAATTGATCCTCTAAAATCTGTCATACTATTTTGTGTCATGTTGACTTTATCCATCTCATCTAATATCTCATCAAATTCTTTATCAGCTTCCTCAGCTGAACCAAACTCTCTAATATAACTTTGTTTACTACGTACATTTGCTTCTACTTCTTTTATTGCTATTGTCTTAGTATCAATCTCATCATCTGGAATTGGATAGTTATGAGTTAAATCTAAACTTACTTTGTACTGCATAGCTTGATTGATAGAAGGGTCATCTGGATATAAATTACTCTTTAATACGATTTCCTCAATTAATTTTAGCATCCATAGAATAGCTTCATCCCATGCGGACCATTTTTCTTCACAACGTGTAATAAGGTCATCATATAACATACGTAGAGCCTTACCACTAGCCACATTTACTAATGATTCTGGTAGTGGTTGTTCCATACACTCATACATATCTTTTTTCAATCTCTCAAGATAAGCATCTGCTGCACCTTGGAAGGTGAACTCGCTACCGACCTTTTGTATAGATGCTTGTTTATAACTACCATTTGCACTACCCATTCCTAAAGATGTATCTGTTTTAATATCTAAGATTGCCCCGGGTGCCACTACTATTCCTTCAATAGAAGCACTATCTGCATCAATAAAGGCCGTTTGGTCAAACATTGCAAAACGTAAACTGTCTCTATAATCACTAATAGTTTTATTATAGTCCATTTGCATATCCATTAAGTCTTTTACATCACTACGTCCTCTAATATCTCCTGTAAGTCCGTCATTAAATATAACTGTACATGGTATGCAGCTTAATCCAGTATTCCACTCACTACGTATTTCCACTTGTTGCATTTGTTGTTCATCTTGTTGTTCTCCTGCAATACTACTATTAAGTATATTTGGTACTTCTGCATAGGCTATCGTGTTAGTACCGTCTACTACCATATATGTACACCAACATTCTTCGCCTCTCATTTCATAGATCCATTTATGCCATCTTTGCTCATTTTGTAGTTTACCTACTGTGCTCTCATCTTGGTAAGCTATTTGCACTTTGATTAACTTATCACAGTCATTTGGGTCATATTCATATAAGAACTCTGGCATTGTGTAAAATCTAAATTTAATTGGGGCATTGTCTATTGGATTGCCATAATCATCTACATCCAACATCAATGCTAATAATACACGTTTACCAATGACACAATCCATAAATGCTTTACTAAACTTATTCCAAAACTTTCCATCATCTAATATTTTTTCATAGGCAATTCGTTTATCATCCACCAACGTTGGATCAGTACCATCTACGCTCTTTACTACTATTGTAGGTGGAACACTAGTCATAAATCTTCCTTGTTTTTTAAGTAGCTTCTTTGTTAAGTTTCTTATCTCTCTTGTTGGTCTATAATCTCTGTCTTTTACTGCCCATAGTTGGCCAGTTGAATCTTCTAAATCATCTTCTAATTGTTCAGGTCTACCTTCGTAGAACTCGTAGTACGATTTAACCTGTTGTAATTCTTCTAAGAATCTTCTATCTGTACTGTATAGTCCTACTAATGCTCTATCTATACTGTTATACAAACTCATTATTACCTACCTCCTTTTAATATATTGCACCTTTACCTGAAAGTACTTTAAGTGCATCATCTAACGTTCTATAATTAATACTATCTGTCATTACTGCATAACGTATTTTATCCATAGCATGGTCATTCATTTTTAATATTTCTTCCACGCCTTTGTCCAGTTTATCTTCGTCCCAACAATAGGACCCAAATTCTTCTATATCACTTTTACAACTTGGATCTAATGTAAACTTATCTTGATTCAATAAATAACTGACTAGTTGTATTCCTAGTTCTACGTTGTTCTTAGCTGGTACTACCTTGATATGATGTCTTTGGAAAAATTTATTCTTCTTTACTTCTACTATTAATGGTGCAGCACTTGGGTCAATTGTTATGTATTCTGGCATTACATTATTCTCCTGTATAAAAGCAATTAAATCTGTCACGTACTCAGCGACAGTCTTTTGTCCTTCTTTTCTACCATTATGATAATAACTTGCTATTTGGTGATATCTCTTTGTAGGAGCATAGTAACCAAATATACCAAATGTCGTAGCATTCTGAATACCAAAGTCAGCACTAATAAATATTCTTGTCCAGTTAAGGCTTAACTCTTTAGCATGTCTATCTGGATCAAACATTGGATATATAACTCCATCTGCCATTACCCATAATCCTAATATAAATCGTTTGTAGAATACTCCACTGTACATTGATTTATATCTCGCTATTACCTCTTGGCTTAGACTTAAATTATCTTCCATTGTGAAGTGTATATGTAAGGCCTTTCTTTGTTCGCACTTCTGGATCCACTCCTGATTAAACCAGTGGAAAGGACTATCAGGGTTACAGTTAAACCAGAACTTAGCTCCTGTTACAGAACAACGAGCAGTAGCTTGATTGACAAATGATTGTGGCATTAAAGCTACCTCATCAAAGAATACTCCAGCTAATGTTATCCCCTGTATTAGGTCTTGTGAACTCTCATCCTTTCCACCGAATATGTAAAAGTAGTTTATTGCTTTTCTAATATTGCCATTCTTTGTTTTCCATGTTCTACTAATAGTTAATAGGTTCTCACTTCTATTGTCATGCACCATGTAGCCTCTACTTAGCAGCATCTGTTTTAATGGTTGTACAACATTACGTCTACAAGAGGCTATTGTCTTACCACACAGTGCAAAGTTCATCCCATTATATCTCTCTGTAGCCCAGTTAATATAACTAAAACTCATACAAACTGTTTTACCACTACGTACTGCTCCATCACATATCAATGCAGTATTATTTTTATACTTAGGGTCCAACCACCAAGATAATACTTGTATTTGTTTTGAGCTAAATGGTTTCCATCCAAATGGTACTACCTTATTAATCTTGCTCATAGTCATCACCTTCATTGATACGTTTTAATGAATCAGCTAATATTGCTACAAAGTCATCTTGTACGCTTTCATCACCACCAAGTCCTGCAATAGCTTTTTTAAGTTCCATTTGTTCATATTTCATTTTTAATTCCATTGCTTCTTTAAATGGAATAGTACCAGTACACTCATCTAAGAATGTCTTAATAGCTACCATATTCTGTATCGCTTGAGCTAATTTAAAGTGAGATATCTTACCCTCTTTATCCAGGATGCTGCTACTATTGTCTACCATTGATTGCTCCCATAGACATAGTAGCTTATATCCTGCTTGATAATATCTATCTACTAATTCCTTATTAGCATCTACATACACTGCTTGACACTTATCTAATGCTAATTGTTTTGTTGCTTTCCTTTTCTCAGCCCAACCTTCACTATGTATTAACTTACTTAATGTACTATTGCTTATATTCCACTTATCACATAATTGCTTATGAGTCATATTAGCACAATAGTCTAAGAATAATTGGTCAATCTCATCTCCTGTTAATTTTGCCTTTCTTGCCATCTAATCACCTACTTTCTGTAATGCTTTGGAGTATTGTGGTAATGTTTTATTTCTACCTCCCCATCAATTCTCCTTTGTATTTGCTCTTTATATTTCTTACTATTACTCAATCTTACAAGGCTAACTAAAAAGTACTTGTTTACCTTCTTTGGTACCTTATTGTTTATTATGCAATCAACTAAGTACATTGCTTGTTTATAACTGTGTATGTGTGTATGTCCTTCATCCCACTCCTTCTTCGTATTATATACTACAAATTCATCATGTTCCTCTCTTTGGAATACTACCATATATTTCTTAGCAAATACTTTTTTCATTTGGACCATCCTCCTATCACAAATTTATATTAGTTATTCTTAATAATTATTAATGTAAGAATTGCTATTTTAAGACTTATTTTAGTACAATTAATAATCATTTAGGACTTAATTATATAGGTTTATTGTACTATTTGTATTAAAATAGAGTGATTAATGTACTATTAACCACTCTATTTGATTGTTATTTAGTTGTAGTTCTTATTATTTATCCTCCATCTTTTCATATTTATCTATCATAGCATTAAGTAAATTGTCCATATCTATTCCTACTTGTTTTGCTTCTTTTTGTAGTTGTTTCATTTCTTCATCATTCATTATATGATCATTCATTATTGGCCACCATTTTTCTATTAATTCATTTGTTGCATATATTTCCCATGTTAATTTATCCATATCTATTCCTAATCCTCCTTTTATAATATCATTTACAGTTATTTCTTCCGCCGCCACTTTTGGCTCCTCTTGTGATGGTTTTATATGTTGTACAGTAGTTGATACATCGTCAGTATATTTATGATTACATTCTACAGCTACTTTTGTTGTTTGAGCTATTATGTCTATCATGTCAAACTTAGCATTTAATGTATTAACACCCGGGCTTAATTCATTTTTATATTTCTCTACAATAGCATTTATTACTGTAGATTGTAATGCAGTTAGTTCAAATAATAAATCTTGTAGTTCACCTTTTACTAATGCCCCCTTATTCACTATTTGTACTCCATCTTTAGTATCCACTGTTATTTTAATCATATTATTTCTCCTCCTCATTTTTAATTTCTACATAATATTTATCGGTATCTAAATTTTCTAAACATAATAATATGTATTTTAATTTTCCCACCGTAGCGTTGCGATATATAAAACAATTCATATCATTCTTCTTATTTCTAACTCTTACACAATATTTCACTATTTAGCCTCCTTACTATTTAGTTCTTTTTCCATTGCTTCTACTGCTTCTTTAATGTGTTGTACTGCTGCAAAATCTGTATAGTCTTTTAAGACTACATCCCTGTAGCCCATTAATAAGGCTACTAATTCATATTGTGATACTAATGGTTCTTGATGTGGTGTTACTTTCATTTTTACAAATGCTTGAACCTTTCCATTAACTGGTTTTAATTTACTTTTTACTTTTATCATATTTGTACCTCCCTTTGTTTCTTTACTTATATATAGTATAGAAATAATGTTGTATTTACTAAGTACATATTTAGTTATTTTCTACTGGTTCACTTGGTGATTCTTCAACATTACTATCAGTATTAGTTGTATCTTCAGGGTCTATACAGCTATCATGTACGTCCTTATTAGGGTAATCTTCGTCGTCGTCATAATTTTCATGTCTATTCCATTCTTCTTGTTTCTTTTGTTCATATTCAGGTGTATAGTTACCATATTCATCATTTATTTGTGTTCCGTCAGCATCATATCTAATAGGGTATTTACCTTCATTAGCTTCGTCTTCAGCTTGGTGTTTTCTCTCTTGTTCTTTAGCTTCTTCTTCTAAATGTCCACCATGTTTTTTAATTAATCCCTTTTCATACATTTCATCTTCGGTCATATCGTCTTGATCGTCTTTAGTTTCTTTTTTAGGTTGTTCCTTTTTAGTAGTGTCATTAGGTTGTTTCTTTTGTTGTTCTTCTATTTGTTGTGCTCTCTCTTTAGTAACCTTTTCTTGTTTAACATTACCATTTTCATCCACGTATTTAATTGTTACAGTGTCATCATCTTTACTATCATTACTACTGCATCCAACCATTAAACTTGCACTTAAAATACCAACTAAACCTAAACTCATTAATTTTTTCATCATCTTATTTACCTCCATTTAAACCTTTTATTTTTTTAGTATTATATTGTTGCTCACTCGTTTTGTAAGCAGTTAAGAACTTGTTATCACTGTCTACTACTACTGTAGTATAATTCATTGTGTATATTAGTTTATGACTTTGTTTGCCAGGTACTATGTCTTTTATGCCAGTCTCTAATGCTTCTATTATTTTACTCTTGTTAAGGCCATGCTTTTGGTAACTGTGAAGTAATTCCATGTTACCAAACTTTATATCTAACATTTCCCTCAACCCCTTTTATTTATCTTTTATTAACATTATTATACTGCTACTTATATAATTATGCAATAGTTTTTTGAAAAAAATAAAAAAAAAT